CCTTTGTAGCTACATCAGAATTAACATAAACATAAGTTGCTCTCTTAGCTTTTCTTTCAACTGCAACGATAACTTCATCGCCCTTAGCAATTAAACCCATTGTTAAAGCGTGAGTAATGTGAGCTGCAGCAAGAGGCTTGCCAGTAGGTAATGCGATAGCATCCTTTAATTCTGCGAATGTCATAGGTCTTTCTGCATTGCGTAATGCATCGACAATTAAATTGTCAGTTTCAGTAATTTTTCTCTCTGTTGCCATAATAGTCACCTATTATCCTTTCTTTGCGGGATTGCCGCTTTACTTTATGTTCGGATAAATTAAGTAGTTTTATAACTTTCATTTGCTAACACCCAACTGTTCGCAGTCAACACGGGTCTCATACTTTAATTTGTTCTTGTCTAACTCTTGATGTTGTTAAAACTATTTTTTCTCTCTTTATCTTTACAACTATATTATATAATAATTTTTGGCTTTTGTCAATGATTTTTCCTATTTATTCATCAACTTTTTCGCCGCTCACTGGTTCCAATACTTCTTTAACAGTGCATTGGTCCGCATGACGATAATCTTCAATCATTTGAGCTTCGTCTTCAGTTAAGAACATTAACTCTGTTCCACCAAAATATTCGATAGCATTGTTATGAGTATATTCTACTATAACTAATGATTCCTCTTGACGAACTCTTACAATGTAATCATTTTGCATTAACGCACTTAAAAATGCACTAATATCTTCATACATATCTATTTTGCTATTGTATCTATCTCTATCAAATACCATTTTAGAATACTCAGCATCTTTTACTACAATCATATCTCCATCACTTTGAACTATATCAAATTGTCCACCAAAATGCAATTTATTTTTCCATTCTCTACTCATCTTTTAAACCTTCCTTTTCAAAAAAATCGTCAATATAATCAAATAGTCTATTGATATCACTATCTAATTGACTTGCTTTAGCTATAACTTTAGTACAATCTTGTTCAACATCTATCATTGCTGTATATACATTTAATTCTAAATTCATGTCTCTCAATACACCATATAGACCTCGAACAAATTTAATAAATAATTCATTATTACTATTGTTTTTACCTTTCATTATATCTTATACTCCAATCTACCTATCTTCATTCTGCATACTTTAGAAATATCATAAGGTGAATCTTTATAATCTACAACACAACCATTCTTAATGCGGCAGAACATACCCATTTTCTCATCTCTATTGAATAATGTAAAATATTCAATATCACTGTGTTGAGCCGCAATCTCCATTATAATTGGCAATTTATTTTTTAACTTCAAATAACGATTAGGTTTCGCCGCAATTTTCTCAACTAAACCTCTATTTGCCATTGCATTCATAGTTATTCCCGCAACACCTAATTCTTTTGCTGTATATTTAATATCAAACTGCATACGATTATAAATCTCATTATAATCAGCCATAATTCTACGCCGCCTTTCTAAAAATATACTTTTACAATGTTATAAATTATTGAGAAGGGAATTTTCGCCGCAACATTGATACGATATTGATTATTCGACTCGATAATCTCTAACTCATAATTTTCTAACGTCTTTTGCATAATTTTAATTTCACTTATAATTACTTCTCTTGCTTCGTCTATACTTTCACAAGCATTTATATTTTTAAATTCTATATAATCTATGTGATCGCCGGCAATTTGCACTTCTTGAACACCATATACTACTAATCCTGTTAAATCTATACTGAAATCTTTTCTCATAAAAATATATCCTTTCCTTATCTTTACAATTATATTATAAAATAAAAATTACCTTTTGTCAATGAAAAATTGTGTATTATCAACCAACTTTTATCGGCTACGCTACGCCAAGAGGCTCCGCTTCGCCTATGTTATAAAATTTTTAATATTCTTTTCCTATCTTTTACATATATATTATATACTTGTTTTTGGGGTTTGTAAATAAAATTTTAAATATTTTTGGTGAAAAATGCTGGAGTTAATGAAAAATGGTTGGGAAAGGGAGGAATATACACGTGCGCCAAAGTTTACGTGTTTGTCAACAGAATTTCCAAATTTTACGAAAAATCTTCAGGATCTTCCCAAACTGCTTCATTTTTCCGCATTTTCTTTCTTTTTTGAAATTTTTAGCGTTTACGTGCAATATTTCAGATTGTATCTATGGTTTCAATACAAGAGAAAAATGTCACTGCTGCGTAAAAATGTCACAAAAATAGTATAAAAATTGTGACTTTTACCGCAAATTGTATCGTATAATGCGGCAAAACCTCCCTGCTTTAAGTAAAATTTCGCAAATATTATATAACTTTTGCGAAAAAAGTGCAAAAACATGGCATCAAAGTGCAAAAATTGCACAAAAACCCGGCGGAAAGTGCATAAAAGTGTAAAAATTTTTATGAAAATTATGAAAATGATGTTAAAGCGAACAAAATGTGGCAAAAATCGGCAAATATTGCACAAAATTTGTATGAAAACGTTTTCATAAGAATTAAATTAGATAAATTTGTCAAATAAACGAACAAAATTTCGTTAAAACCCGGCGGAAGGGATTTTCTGAAATAGAAACGGCAATGTTAACACAAATTGAACCGCAATTGCGGCAAAACCCGACGGAAAATGCACTATGTCGCCGCACATTACAATTTCTTTTTCTCTCTTGTTGTAAAAGCCAATGTTGCTGCTGTAGCTTGCGATGTTAACTTAGCTTGTGTGACCAACCCCTCCCCCCAATGCCGCGCCGCCCCCCCCTCCCCAAAAAAATATGAAAACGCTTTCAGACCCGGCGGAATGGCAAAAGAAAAAAGGGAACATGAAGTTCCCTTGTGGATTTGGATTACGGAGTGCGGATTAAGCTAATCTGTAAGCCTTACGAGTTACAGTCTTAGTAGCTTCAGTCACTAATTCCTTGTCATCGAACTTGAAAGTCTTAGTTTCAGTGTAAGTGATATCAGCGTCTTCAGTAGCCACTAATTCCTTAGTTACTAAAGTGTTGATAGTACCAGTCTTGAAAGTCTTACCAGTCTTAGCTTCGATTTCCATTAAAGTTACAGGACGACCGAATTCCTTTAATACTTCCATAAAATCCTTCTGAGTTTCATTCATTTCCCAAGTCTTTGTCATAATAATTACCTTACCTTTCCTTTACAATTATATTATACCATAACTTGTTAAGTTAGTCAAGAGAAATTTAAACTATTTTTAAAATTTATTTTTTCTCTTTCTTCCTTATTACACTTATATTATACCATACTTCGTGCACTGTGTCAAGAGATTTTTTTATAAATTTTATTTTTTAAATTTTCTCTTTTACTACCTTATTACACTTATATTATATCATACATTTTAGGCTATGTCAATACTTTTTTATTTATTTTTTTGTATTTTATTTCGCCGCAACTGTATGATATTGGTAAACAAGATATTATTATTTATCTCTCTACCTTATTACACCTATATTATACAACCTTTTGCGCGCTTTGTCAATAGTTTGCAGGCTTTATGAAAACGCTTTCATTTTTATGCGAAAGTTTACGAGCTGCTGCTGCTGCTGTCCGCCACGGTCGGACAATTGGAAATTGTCCGTAAACAGTCCGTCGTACGCGAACACCGAGCCTAAATTTGTACTGCAATAAAAAACACTACAAACCCGGCGGACGATGTCAAGAAAAATTTTGTGAAAACGTTTTCATCCACACCCGGCGGACGATAATAATTACGGTTTTCTCCTATGAAAACGCTTACATTAGGAGATTAGTGAAAAGTTTTAGGAGATTAAGTTTGTCAAGACTAACTTTACTGAAAACGTTTTCATGATTACACCCGGCGGAATGGCAAAAGACAGAAAACGCTTACTTGTTTGTGATGTGCGGCCACCGACCCGACGGAAAAGGCAATCAATGAAAAATACTGAAAATTGAATTAAATTTTTATGAAAACGCTTACAATAAAATATTATTCGAAAAATGGAATGAAATAATGAATAAAATTTGTGAAAGAAGTGAAAATGACTAATAATATTTGGGAGGGACCCGACGGAATTTAGGCGGTAAACCTTATTAAATTAGACCCGGCGGAAAACCGCCCAAAAGAAAAAAACTAACCGTCGGGTTAGTTGAAAACAAGACTTAATTTATCACACTTTAAAGATAACTCATATAATGTATCGTCAATAAAATTTTTATCTTCTTTAGTAATACCTTTAACATCTTCACTAATAGACATAATTTCAGTCATCATTTTTAAAGCCTGTTTAAAGATTTCTTTATCTTGGTCGGAAAAATGAACTTTTACACAATTATAAGTTTCGCCGCACCATCTTTTAGTTCCTTTTTTAACTTCCATATAATATCTCCGTCGGGTTATTTAAGTATTTTAATATCTTTAAGACTTACGATAAAACCGTAATTTTCAATAAGTATCACACCACTTTTATGCTTATTATCAACTGTGTGAAGTATACCTATTGTTCCAATAGGAAAAATTTTATTAACATTTTTAATTTCTTTTAAGAGTTCAACTTTTTTAAATTCCATAATTCGTTCCTTTCCGTCGGGTATCCCTTAGGCTCTCATTTCGAGAGCCTTTAATAAGATAGCCAACTCAATTTTACTGTCCTCAAGAGCAGTGTGCTGTTCTTCATAGTCAACTTGATTTGTTAAGTATCTATAAAGTGTTTCGGCTTTTGCTTGACATTTTGGCTTTTTATGTTTTGTCATAAAGCCATTTTTTCTACAAAAGTCTTGATATTCTTTTGTTTCAGTGATATGAGGGTCTGTTAAACCTTTCCAGATATCACATATACCACAAGCCGTCGGGTTCTTTGCTCTTAATAATTCACAAGTTCTCGCAATGGCTTTTGTATCAAATGGGCTATTGTAAGCATATAATGCTTCAACACCATATTTATTTATATCTCTTTGTAGCACTCTTAAAGCGTATGCCCACTTAATTTTCTTGCAATAACCACTTGCTAATCTATCTTCATAGATAGGTAGTTTATTTGCATAATATGCACTTTTCATTTTAGCAGGATTATCGTAGATTTCTTGTGTAATATAGTCCCTAGCAACTACAATTTCCTCGCTTTCAGTGTCATAGATTAAGTAGCCCAAATCATAGACTGATGGGTCAAATACTCCTAATGTTTCAGTGTCTAATACTAATAATTTCATAATTCATTCTCCTTTTCATTTACACCTTTATTATAGCACTATTGTTTTTTATTGTCAAGCACTATTTTTTTATTTTTTAAATTTTTTTCATATTGCTTTGCAATATTATTAAGATTATCTAATTGTTCTTTTGGTAATTGTTTTAAACCTTCTTTAATTCTTTTTTTAAGTTTTTTCATAATATCACCTGTCCTTTACACTTATTATTATAACACTTGAATTTTTATTGTCAAGTATTATTTTTAAAATTTTTAAATTTATTTTTAAGTCGTTTGTGTTATCAACTTACAACTTAATTATATCACTATAAAAAGCATTGTCAATAAAAAGTTATAAAAAATTTTTTTCTTTTTGTTTATTTTTTCTTTTATTTATAATTTTATCAATAGACAAAAATAAGAATAAAAAATAATTCAAATACCCGACGGAATTGATTAAAATATATCATCACCCGACGGAATAATTTAAAAATTGGAACGAATTATGCGGCAATAACCCGACGGAAATTACGATTTTGCATAATTACCCGACGGAAACCGCCTAAAAATTCGTAAGCCCTGCTTGAAAACGGCGACCATGTTCCGTCGGGTAAGTATCAGCACAAATAAAAATAAAAAAGGTTTCATTAGCCTATTGAAACCTTTAAAATATTACTAGTTGCCGTTAAGTTATCGAGCCACAACCGATAGTTCCCGTCGGGTATGGTTCAATAAGTGTATCAAGTTGTTTTCTTTCCATATACTTGCAAAATGTCTAAGTATGAAATGGCTATTCTTCCCAGATAGTTAGGCACTATCCCGCCTGATAGGAAACCTTTATAGGTTGCCAACCTAAGCCTGTTCCGTCGGGTTTGCTCATACCAGTATCACACTCTATCTATGTGATATTAGATACCTATATAATTTTACTTGCTAATAGGTCAACAAGGGTAGGTTGGGGAATATTTCTATTCCCCTATATCAACAAGGTCGTCATCGTCGAAGTCAATATCTTCCGCCGGGATTGACTTCTTGAATGTCTTTTCCTTTGCGTTGGCTTGTTCAAAAGTTTCTCTATCGCTTTCAGCGATTAAGAAGTAAACCTTTTCAGTCTTTTTTGACTGTTTAGTTTCAGTAATATCGCCTGTTGGGTAGTGATATACTGTTGTAGTTTCGACATCAAAATCTTGTTCTTTTGTGCCGACATATTGCTTTGTAGTCAATACATTGACTGAGCCAGTGGCGATAGTTTCGCCATAATTTTCAAGAATATAATTCTTGATTACTCTAAAAGTTGCTGTGCCTAGCACCTTTAAAGCGTTCATAAACATAGTTTGTTTTTCATTAGGTTGCCACTCTTTACGAGCAGTAGTAGTTTTTTGTGTAGTTGCCATAATTATACCTCCTATCAACTTACAACTAAATTATATCATAACTGATTTTCATTGTCAATAGATATTTTTAACTTTTTTCAACTAGTATTTTTAAAGTCGTTATATCTATCTACACCTTTATTATATCACTTTGATTTTTATTGTCAAGTGATATTTTTAAAATTTTTTTAATTTTTTCAAGTCAAGTTTTTTGTGTTTCTTAACTTTACAACTCCATTATATCAAATATTTTTCTATTGTCAATAACTTTTAATAAAAAACTTTTTTCTTTTGTTTATTTTTCTTTTTTTTATTTAATCCTATTTAAAAATAAAATAAATAATAATACCCGACGGAATTGACCAATTTGGAATGATACCCGACGGAAAAGTATTATGCGGTAAAAATTCACTCACCCGACGGAATTTAGAATTATTATACAAACCCGACGGAAACCGCCCAAAAGTTTATGTAGCTTGCTTCCGCCGGGTCGCCACGTTCCCAAAGGGAAAGAAAAAGAACCGACGCGTCCGTCGGGATTTTCAGCAATCACTCTCTTTTGCCATAGCAGTTGTCTATTCCAACACGCCAACCTTATTTACCGTCGGGTTTACGGTCGTTGATTTTATTAAGGACATAAAACAACCATAAGACCTCTTGCATATATTGCAAGCTATAAGTATTCAATCACAATACTAATGAGAGAATTTATTCTGGATATCCACTCTCAAAAAACCTACTTTGTCGCATAAGTATACGCCCTTTGATGACTCCGTCGGGTTCAACGGAATATGCCTTTGTCGGAGGCACTCGAACGGACTAGGGCATAAGGGGGGGAAACCTAGTCCTTTCGACTACCGCCGACACGAATGCCGTCGGGTTTGGTTTTATCGGTTTAACCGATTAGGGATTATTCAATCCCTAATTCAGTTTTAGCCTTATCAGTTAAAGTGTAGACCTTACGAGATACAGTCTTTTCCTTAACCTTAGTGATTTCAGTTCCGTCGGGATACTTAACCACTAATGTTTCAGTTGCAGGGAAATCAGCGTCCTCAGTCACTACATAACCCTTACCGATTAAAGTGTTGATAGAACCTGTCTTAATCTCAGTATCTCTACCATTATTGATTTGCTCTAATGTTAAACCACCATTAGATAATGCACCTAAGAATGCCTTTTGAGTGTCATTCATACTCCAAGTCTTTGTTGCCATAGTTTTTACACCTTTATGCTATGCCCGTAGGTCTTACTAGCACCCTTTCTTTTACAATTTTATTATACCATACTTGATTTGGCTTGTCAAGTGGTATTTTTAATTTTTTTTGTAAGATAATATCTAGGCTACTGGCATACTAAGTAGTTCCCTAGATAACTAACATAGTGACTAAGTTATGCCTTGTTTGTGTTAGGTTTATCTTACACCTTTATTATATCACTTAATTTTTAACTTGTCAATACTTTTTTTAAATATTTTTTAAGTTTTTAAGTGATATAATTTTTAAGTTATCTCTAACTTACACTTATATTATACTACTTTATTTTTTATTGTCAAGTAGTATTTTATAAATTTTTTAAAATATTTTTTGTAAGTCGTTTTGTTTAACTTACAACTTAATTATATCAAATATTTTTATATTGTCAATAATTATTTTTAAAATATTTTAATTTAATTTTTCATAAGTCATTCGCAACTTACATTTACAATTATAATACTTTATTTTTTATTGTCAACACTTTTTGATAAAAATTTTTTTCTTTTCTTTTATATTTCTTTTCTTTATTTTATTTTATCCTATTAAATAAAAATATATAAGAAATAATTATACCCGACGGAAACATTCAAAAAATAACTATTCCCGACGGAAACACTCAAAAAATAATTATACCCGACGGAATTTTCTCCGCACAATCACCCGACGGAAGACCGCCATAATTTTAATTTAATATAAGCACCCGACGGAAACCGCCTAAAAGTTTATAGCTCGCAGCGGCCAAACCCCGCCACGTTCCGTCGGGTAAGACGGAAGCTAAAGAAAAACCCAACTTCCGTCGGGTTAAATAATACTTCTTATGTTTGCTTGCATTTCATCTAATACACATTCTATATCATCTTCAAATTCAATTTCACAAGAGTAGTTGCTAGTTTCACTATAAATGTTATTTATAATGTTAAGTGCTTTCTGTAAACACTCTTCCTCCTCGTCTGTTAATTTTACCTTTACTGACGTTTCTACTATCATATTCCTACCTCCTAACTATTCATTGCAATTATGATAAAGTAAACATTTAATGCTATTGTAGCCAAGTGCATAACAATTCCGTTAATGTGTCTATCAGTTGCTAAATCTTTGATTAAGCCGAATGTTGAAATCGCAAGACCAAACCAAGCGATTGACAAGCCGAATTGCATAATCAAGATTACATTAACTACTGTTAATACTGCTCGAATATCATTATATTCAAATTTATAATTTGTTTCAATACCGAAAAAGTTTTTAACTTTTCCATTTTTCTTTTCTTGTAAGTTTTCCATAATATCAAGTCCCCTTTCGTATCTTACAACTTAATTATACTACTAATAATTTTCATTGTCAATAACTTTTTTAAATTTTTTTCTATTATATTTTTTCTTATTCTCTTGAATAAGAACTCTATATTTAGTTTGTATATATAAATGAAATTTATTAGGAATTACTCTTTTTTTCTTTTTCATTTTCCTCACCTCACACTTATAGTATAGCACAAAATAAAAACTTGTCAACAAAAAATTTTTTCTTTTTGTTTTATTTTTTCTTTTTTACACACGTACACATACACACACGAAGAAAATAATCTAACCCGACGGATGCGGCAAAATCTCATTCATACCCGACGGAATTTTCAAATAACAATTAAACCCGACGGATAACCGCCCAAATATTTCCGCCGGGAAATTTTAATCGCAAAAGAAAACCCAACTTCCGTCGGGTCATTTTTAAAATTCTATTGAACAACCTAATTCGTCAATAGCATTACCAAGGTTGTTAAGTAAGTTTGCGTCGCAATCGTCACTTAAACGGGTTTCGTCAACGCCGTGACATTCGTCTATTTCTCGATTTATGTTTCTTATAATGTTAAGTGCTTCTTCTAAAGCCTTACATTCTTCTCGACTTAAACGAATATTCATAATTTTGTATGTATCTACTGTCATAGTTTTCTCCTTTCTAGGAACTAGTCTTTAAAAGACTAGCCCCATTTCTCTTAATACACTTTCAATTTTTCCGTCATACTCAATTTTGTATGCGTTGCATTTAGTTGTTTCTTGCCATTGTCTTATGTTTTTGCCATAATCATCTAATAAAGCACCTCTATATTTCATATAGTCGCCTTTATTTTCGCCTATTCTACAACATATAATATTTTTCTTATTAAGTTTTGGTAGGTATTTTTCTAACCATTTACGCTTATCATTGTCGCACCTTTCACTTGGACTTGCTGTCAAGATAAACACTCTAAATTTTGGATTTTCTAGTGCTTGTGCGATAGCGTTTAAATTTCTAGTTAGTGGCTTTAAATTATAGAAGAAATCAGGCTCTTCTCTAAAGCGTTCAACGGCATTTTCTACGCCCATAAAATCGGCAATAGTGTCGTCCATATCAACATAAATAGTAATGTAAGATTTTCTTTTCTTTTTCATAGTATCAATTCCCCTTTCGTATCTTACACTTTAATTATATCACTTTAAAAAAGTTTGTCAATAACTATTTGATAAAAAAATAAAAAAATTTTTTCTTTCTTTATATATTTCTTTCTTTATTTATTTAATCATATTAAAAGAAAAAATAATAAAAAAATAACACACCCCGACGGAAAGCGGAGAAAAAATTCATTCACCCGACGGAAAAATTTATTTATTTTAAACCAAAAATATTTAATATGAACCCGACGGAATTCCGCAATTCTCACACGAACCCGACGGAAACCGCCTAAAAAATCACTAGCTGCAGCTTCAATTTGGCACCATGTTCCGTCGGGTAAATGACAGAACAAAGAAAAAGCCCGTTCCGTCGGGCTTCATTTCAACTCCTTTGTAATGGATTTTTATTTGTTAAAATTCTTCGTATTCCAACTCCTCTTGCCAATTTTCTAATGTTCCGTCGGGACGGGCTAGTTTTCGGTCTATCTTACTAAGATAGTGATATGTTTCATTTAAGTCTTTCACAACTCTCTTGCACTCTCTATGCACATCTTTTGAGAATTTTGTTAAGGCTTGTTTTAAGGCTCTTTCGGTTGCAAGTTTAGTGCCAAAGTCTGTATCAAACTTATCGCCACTAGCACAACGAGCGTGTCTCTTTCCTGTGAAAATCTCGCCTGTTAGCATACTGCAAACTTCTACTTCTACTGTAATAATGTTATTATTAACTTGTCTTTTTACTGCATAAATTTCATATAAATGTTTCATATTTTTTCTCCTTAAATTTTCAATTTAGTGGTGTGGTTAAGGGCTTTCGCCCTTAACTTTACTTTAATGATATTTGTCTTTTGAATTTACCAAAATCTTTAATATCTTGCTCAGTTGCTAATCGAATAGTATTATTCTTTTCGCTAATCTTAATTTTGTTAGGCTCTCCATAAATCTTATGGTTATTATCATAACCATCTAGCTTAACAATTCCGTCTTTTGTTTTCATAAAGATAACTACTTTATTAACAACTTTGTCGCCCTTTTTAATATGTAGAGTTGCGACATACTCTCTATAAGGTTTTACCTTATCTAATGTGATACCCTTTACAACTTCAATTTTTTCATTCTTTTTCATATTGATTTCCCCTTTCATTTTACAACTTAATTATATCATTAACTTTTTAACTTGTCAATAGATATTTTTAAGTTTTTTAAGAATGTTTAAATTTTTTGATTTTGTAAGTTTTCGCTTTCAACTTACAACTCTATTATAGCAAATTAAAAAACCTTGTCAATAGATTTTTAAAAAATTTTTTTTCTTTCTTTGTTTATTTCTTTCTTTTGTGTGCGTGTGTATGTATGTGTATGTATGTGTATGTATGTGCATAAAATTTTCTATCCCGACGGAACGCCCCAAATAATTTTATTACCCGACGGAACAACCCGAACGAACGAAAAATTTTCTCACCCGACGGAACGCCAAAAATTTCAATCTCACCCGACGGAACGCCGCAAAAGTTTCAAAATAAATCGCACCCGACGGAAAAACCGCCTAAAAGTTCGTGGCTGCTTGCCGCCGCTTCTCGCCATGTTCCGTCGGGTAAAACGACGGAATTTTAGGCAGTAATACGCCCGTTGCGTAGTATTCCGTCGGGTGTAGTAAACCTATCATTGATTATATAAAAGTTGTAAGTTGCTAGTGTATAATCGCTATAATAAATATACTCTTTAATTAACTTAACTCTATCTATACAAGTGTTGTGTATAGTTTTAATAATAATACCTATTTCGTTGTTTTCAAATTGCATAATAACGCCTCTATTCTTTTTCTATTGAATAGGTTAGGGCTTAATTAAAGCCCTAACCTTTTTGTTAGTTTTTCTAACTTAATCGCATTTTTATAAACGCTTGATATTATAATTTTGTTATCGTTGTTATATTCTACTATATCGCTATGTATCATATAGCAACCTTTTGGAGTAATACATACTAAATATTTTGGCTCTTTTGGTTGATGTGCAGTTGAATAGTTATTGATATATTTAATATCTAAATCGTGAACGCTAATACCATTGAAATATTGATTTTGTTGTTTTGCTGTTAAATCAATATTTAAGTCGTTTACGCCTTTAGGTGATGGCTTTACAATATCTTTTGTAAATATTGCTTTAATCATACACTCGGCAATGCAACCTAAATTGTAATGGCTTTCAATTTCGTTGCTTGAATGTTTAAGCATTTTAATAATTAAGTTAATGCTTTCTTTTTTGTTTGGTTTACATACTTGTAAATCGTTTTTTAATTGCTTTAATAATTCTTGTTTATTCATAATATTTAAGTCCTTTCATATTGCAAGTAGTTTGCGTGGTATTTCTACCACGCTACTATACACTCACAATCGTTTTTAATCTCAGTTAGTTTTTTAACAATCTTTTTGTTTTTATCACTTGTTAAATCATAGTGAAAATCAAAATCGCTTGTCTTTGTGAAGTATATACCACTATCGCAAACTGTTATTGCATTTTCATTAGTTGTTTGCTTTTTAACGCTTATAGCGTTGTTAGTATCAACTAAGTGAATATTCATTTTACGGTTTATGCTTTCAAAATAGTTTGTATATGCTTTTAAAACACTACTAACTAAAACGCCTCTATTGATATAATTTTTTGTATAGTTGATATATACATAATCATTGAAAGATATTAAATCATTTTCAATAGCGTATTCAATAGTTTTAATGCAGTTGTTAAGTTGTTTTTTAACACGCTTGAAAGTGTCCATTTTTAATGCTTGAAATAAAGAGTTATAAATACTTTTTAATTCTACATATTGATAAAGTGTAGTATTATTTTTTAATACTAAGTTGAAAGTTTTTGCAATGCTTAAAGCATTTTCTAATAATTGAATGTTAGTTTTTGTAGTCATTTTTTTATCCACCTTTTTTATTTTTTTGTTTTTGCTTTCTTATAGTTATAAGATTTTAACCTATAAATCGGTTTACATATCTAAAAATCTTTAAAATTTATTACAACCTAATTATAACAACTATGTTGTAAAAGTGATATGTTTTTAACTACTCGATATTTAATTTTCAACTCTATTATATCAAATTTAAAAGCATAGTCAATAGTTTTTAATAAAAAAGTTTTAATTTTTTTTGTAAGTGCATAGTAAATATATATTATATATATATTTAAAAGTTTTAAAAAATTTTTATTTTAAGGGACGGGACGGGACTATTAAGGCAGTAGTTAGTGTGGACTAACTCGGGGGGTGGTATAAATTTTTTTCAAAATTTTACTACCGGAGGACCAAAGGCGTGGGTTTTCGACCACGTACGACCCTGTCACACCTTATATTCTTTTTACTCCAAAATCCATCCTATTTCCCATCCCTATCCCATCCCTCCTCTCCCTCTTCACACCATTTTTGCTATCACTCAAATCATTAACTATACTAATTACGAACAGATGAGACAAACGAGCGTGAAACAAGCGTTGACGAACGAGCGTTAAACAAACAAGCGTAACGAAATGCGGACGAAAATTGATGCAATGCGGACGAAAATTGGTTCAAATATCAATGATTATTTGCTTTCATGCTTAAGTAAGGGGCGGGTACATAAATTTTCATTGACATTAATGAATTTTGCGCCGCTTATTTTCTCAAAAGTTTATAAAAAATTTTAATTTATGGAGATGAAATAATGGAATACGAAAAACTTCCTTTTCCACAATACTTTATAGACACTTCAGATGACTATAACGACACAGGAAAAGCACGTTACAAAATTAAATATGAGCAAGTAATTTATATTTATAAAAATCAAGTTGTTTGCGCGGACTGAGAAATGCATTATGAACCAGATCGTAACGTCATTCAAATTAATTTTGAAGAAACAGATGGTAAAATAGATTGGTTTGTAAATTTTATGTTTGTAGAAAAATACTATGATACCTTTATTTGAGAAGGTAAAAAGATAACTTTGCGTGTACACGGAGGTTGGGCCGCGATGTATAAGGCTATGAAACATAAAGTGCGCAACAAATTAGCATATTTACTTGAACTTTATCCTTCTGCTGAAGTAGAAGTGGTTGGTTGGTCATTAGGTAGCGGGCAAGCAATGCTTTGTGCGCAAGATATTTTCTATAATTTCGGAATAAGAAGTCACCTAATTACTTATGGAAGTGTAAATCCTTTTAAAACAAACATTTTCAATAGAAGAAAGATAAGAAAATATTTAAAAAGTTGTTGTAAAGAAGTATATAATTTTAGTCACAAATGTGATATTGTAACTTACTTACCGTTCCGTTTACTAGGCTTTATCAAAATAAAGCGCGTGAATCTTGGCCATTATGGTATTTTTTGGCTTTTTAAGTTATTTAATCCTTTAAAGTATCATACTCATTATGATGACGAAGAATTATATGAGAAAATTAAATAAAATTAAGTAAAACTACCTACTTTCTTACTCTTGTATTAATCCTCTTATATAAAATAAATATCATTCATTTACAATTTTGCTATTTTTATTACTTCCTATTATACTATTATTAGGTTGGATAAGAATAAAATTTAAGTTTCAAATTTATAGTGAGGTGACAATAAATGGCTTTAGTATTAAATTTCAGTAGCCGTAAGATATGTACTGTTCAGGATCCAGAAAATCTTATTACAGAAACATCTGCTACTTACTTTAATTCATCATTACAAACCATTGCAGTCGAAGTTAAAAATGCGGCATCACCAAGCATTCAAATTGAAGGATGTATGGATGACTATAATGAAGTCACAAAGAAAAACTTAGATGATGATGATTGTGTTTGATATCAATTAGCTATTATTGATTCAAAAGATTTTAGTATAGTAGATAAAATTACTGAAAATGGCATTTATTACATTTCAGTTGCGGGAACAAAGCGATTCCGTTTCAATGTTGCAGATATTAGTAAAATTAACGTCGCAACTATATCAATCCAAAAAGTGGATTAATATGGGGTGATAAAAAATGGCAATTGATTATATCGCAAGAGCATTAGCCGGAAGTGCAAAGCATTCATTAGATGAGTTCAAAAATAATCCCGATGTTGCCGATATCGTACAAAGTAAAAGTGATTTAGACAATTATGATACTTCAAAACTTACTGATAATGATATAGTTAAAGTATTAGTTGATGAAGACCACGATGATGGACAATCTTATTATAAATGAACAAATAATAATTTTGTTTACATAGGAGGTTTAGATCCTTACTATAGTAAAGATTCTATTGATGACAAATTTGATGCAGAAGATCAAAAAATTGACAATATAGAAGATGATATTGATGATATTAAAGGACAAATTGATACTCTATTAGTTGATGGAGGTGAAATTACAATTGAGTAATATAATAACTTCTATTCAATTAAAAAGAGGTGAAAAAACCGCTTTAAATCAAGTTTTAGTTGGTACAAAGAAACCATTAAAAGGTGAACCTGTTTGAGAAACAGATACTAATCGAATGAAAATAGGTGATGGTATTAATAATTATATTGATTTACCATACTTTGGTGGTGAAGTTAATGATCAACTTGTCATAGAAGGGTATTACGACAGTGTAACTCAATCTTTTTATGATAAACCATTAGATGATCCGACTAAACAGAAATTAACTGAATGATTAACAAAATTATATAAAGACTTGCCAACTGGCAACGTATATTATTTCAAAGCAATAGGTAGATTTACAATATTAAATACAAATGTAAAATTATATACAATTCATGGTCAAAACACAGACGGTGCGATGACTCAAAAAGCAGTTACAGATGCTATTGATGAAATTAATTTTACAATGAATGAAGAAGATTCTGAGTGTTTAGTATTAAATAAACCGTGATAATAATTCCTAAAAAAGGATTATTATAAAAATAAAAACAAGAAAATTTTCGGAGGCTATAAAAAATATGTCTTGGACACCAAATTATGGACATGATAATGTCTTATCAAAAATTAAACTTGGCGAAGGCGCAAATGACGTCAAGTATTTAAAGGATGCAGACCTTAGAAAAATTGTTGAAGGTTTCAATGAAGATATAATTAAAGGTCAAATCGGAGCAATGAACGAACAAGACAAATTCGTTTATTCTCAAAATATTAAATCTTATGTTGATGCTGCAGTTGCAGGAGTTCACGCTTTTAGCTATGAAGTAGTTACAACTTTACCTACACCAAGTGCAGAAACAATGTATGTTATTTATTTAATTGCAGATGCACAAGCTGCCGCAGGTACTTATCTAGAATATATTACTGTTGATAATGGAGAAGAAGCTGCTCAAAGATACACTAACGAACAAATCGGTTCAACTCAAGTAGATTTAAGTGATTATTTAACTGATATTAATTATGTAGATAGTACTCACACTTTAACTAAAACTAAAGATAATTCAACTACTGACGTTCACACTTTTGGTGATTTAGCAGATGCTGATACAGCTTCAACAAGCTATACTCCAACAGGTACAATTTCACCATTTACTACAATTAGTACTGTTGGTACTTCTGCTTCATTCACTCAAGGAACTGACTCATTCGATGAAGGTACTCTACCATCTATTGATGAAAGTGAATTTGATGGTGGTGATTTAACTAATGTTTCTGTTGTTTTAACAGATGGTTCAGTTGAATTAGAAAATTTAAGCGCTGACATACATGTTGGCGAAGGCTTCTTATATGGCGGTACATGGCCATCATTCTCACAAGGCGAAGATACATTCTCAGCTGGTACATTGCCAACTAAAGCTTCAGATACATTTACTGCTGGTACATTACCAAGTAAAACTGCAGATACATTCTCAGCCGGTACATTGCCTGTATTTACACCTTCAAGCGGAACTTTTGCAACAACTGGTGTTACAGTAGCAGTTGATGCTAGTGATGATGAAATGTTAGTATTTAGTGCTGCAACTCCTGGTACTGCTTTAACTCCTTCTACAACATTTAGTCAAGGTACATTACCAAGCTTTACAGAAGGATCATTCAATCCAGGTACATTACCTTCATTCACTGAAGGTGCATTTACTCAAGGAACATTACCTTCATTTACTCAAGGAACAGATTCTTATGATACAGCAGATGCTAACTTCCCATATATATCAGAAAGTGATATTTGGGCAGAAGTTTCTGGAAATGTAAATTACACTTCACAAGAAGTAAGTTCAATTACATTTGATTTCACTCCTGCATCAATTGGTTCAGATTTCTTCAATCCTGGTACATTACCTTCATTTGAACAAGGTGAAGATACATTCGTTGCAAATAGCTTACCTACTACAACAACAACTACTCCTACATTCACAGGTAGTGCAGTAACTATTACAGTAAGCGCAGATGCATCTGAATAATAATAAAATAAAAATAAAAAATATTAATCTTAATGAAAGGTAGGGATATAATATTCCCTACCAATCATTTAATTACGGAGGTTAATAAATGGCGAATATTTCAAAAATTAAATTGCCTGGTGATACCGAGGCAAGAAATATAAAAGATAATAGAGTAGGTTATATTGAATTAACGAGCACTAGTGGAAAATTAACTAATGAACAATATGCCGAAGCATTAAAACCTTATTGCGTTATAAATTTAGATGGTGCATCTTGGTTATATAAAATTAGTAATGATGATAATTATTTTATTGAGTTTGTATCAATTGATATTTCAAATTCTGGAGATTATATAACGACAAATAAAATAAAATGTGAAGTGACACATTCAACCAAAGCATATGCAATTACTAATTCTTCAAGTAGTACATATAACTATACTAAGATTAATAACTTAGTAAGTAATTTTATTGAGAAATCATCTACAAGTGGTTTAGTAAAAAATGATGGAACTATTGATACTAATACTTATTTAACTACTTCTGGTACTGCAGCAAATTCAACTAAATTAAATAATCAAAATGCTAGTTATTATTTAAACTATAATAACCTATCTAATAAACCAACAATACCAGCAGATACAAATGATTTAACTAATGGTGCAGGATTTATTACTTCAAGTGACATTCCAGTAACTGATGTAAAAATAGGAACTACAAGTATAGTAAATAATAAAGTAGCAACATTACAAACTAATGGTATTTATGATGCTTCAACAAATAAAATAGCAACTATGAGTGATATTCCATCTATGACTAATGTTGCATACAAAAATAATGCCAATACATTTACAGCTAATCAAACAATAAGTGGAAGCCTAAGTGTAGGAACAGTAGAAAATGTATCATACATTAAAAATGCTGATACGGATGTATATCTTGAATTATATTCTAATACTTCAGGAACTAACAGTTATAAACATGCTTTACTTACTAGTTATGATAGTTCTGATTATTGTTTCCAAACTGGAAAAACAGAAAGCTCATCAAATAATATTTATAAAACAGAAATGTGGGCAGATAATAATGGCCTTAGCTTAGAAAATAATTATAATAAAACTACTGGTGAAACTGTTTGTTCTTATTCATTAGATATAGATGGTGATCCTTGGATAGAGGCTAGAAAATACTATGGTACACAACAAGGAACATCAAGGACAAATTATCTTCGTATTGGTCAAGAATATCCTGATGAAATTGAGATAGCTACCAGTGATAATAATCATATTTATCTACGCGACTCTGCAACTAATCCTAGCATAGAACTAGGTATTGAAGGCGAACAAGTAGCAAAGGTAACATCTACAGGTATAGATACAGTAGGTTTAAAAATCGATGGAACTTCAGTTTCAAGCGAAACTTGGACATTTACAGTTGAAAATAATGGAGTAACTTCTACTGTTACAAAGACAATTTTATTGTTAGATAATTAATAAAAGGAGGAATTAAATATGAGTTTTGATTTCTCTAAAGTAAAATCTATAACTATACCAGAAGGTACTGTTAAACAAATTCAAGATAGTAATGGGAATATTATTTGGTCTGGTACTAAAGAATACACAATAACAGTTGTAGGTAATGGCTTTACTTACACAGGAGCAGGAACATATGAAGAAGGAACAAGTTATACAGTAACCTTAACTGCTAATTCTAGTTATTGTTTTACAAGTTATGATAGTGGTGGTTCAGGAGGGGATGGTTTCACTTGTGATAATGTAACAAGATATAGAACTATAACTTATACAGGAACAGTTACTGGAAACATAACAATAAATGCAACAGCCGTTCCTTATTATAGATATGTTTTAAATGATGGAACTACCCATACAGACGGCTCATTAACATTTAATGCTAATAGTCAAATTCTTAATTTAAATGGTGTGGTTAATAATAATTATTATTATACAAGTTCACTTTCTATAGACATTTATATTCGTTCAAGAAAAGTGTATGCTGACTATAGTAAAGATGATAGAATTATAACTGGTGTAAGTGGTACTTATTCTTCAACAAATAGTTTAGGCTCTTTATGGTTAGGTTCAGGAACTGGCTATAATTATGTTAGAGTTAATACTACAATAAGTTCAGTAACTTCAACTATAATTACAGCAGTTGATTCTTCGGCAGGTAGAATAACTAATAATTCATACTGCACAGCTGTTGTAACAAATTCAAGTTCAAATAAATCTTATTCTATATCTTCAAGTTATGGTACAGTTGTAACTTTATATTGTGAAAATTCAACTAGAAACAAAAATAGCATATCTTTAAGTAATAAAGATACAAATAGTTATAGTTATTCAGGAGAAGGAAGTTTTGAATTTGGAACTAGTGGTTCTTCGCCTACAACAAGAACTTTATCAAGAAGTACAAGATACTACACATTAACAGTTCATAATAACTCTAGTTATACAATTACATTAGGAAATGGTGCAACTGTTGGAGGATATGGTGATTATACTTATGGTAGTAGTTATACTTACGGTTCTAGTGCAAGCGTATCATTCAGTTATTCTGGGACATCTGGAGGAACTAAGTATGTAACTATGAATGGTAATCAAACCATATATGCTAATGTAAGTTCTACATATCATCCATCTGAATTCGTTGTCGATAACAGACCTGATGGATATACAGAAGATAATAATAAAGGTAATTGGGGTTATATTCACGGTTCAGAAAGTTGTGTAGGATGGGATGAAGATGATTATGATTATTACTCTTGGACTATGAACCCTATTGAACATAACACTCCACCATCAACACATATAAAAATCACATATAATGGAACTGATTATATAGCACCTTTACCTTCTGGCTTACCTTCTGGTATGAACGGTGATAGTTATGGTAGTGAATTTGATTACACTGTATGGTGTTCTAATGGACAAAATATGAGAATATGGTTCTATGCAAAATATGATAGTGATGGTGATAGCGATTGGTATGATATAGCTGTTCAATTGGTTGTTGGTAATTACCCTTCTAATTGGAGAAATTTACTTACAGATTTAGCCTATGGACATTATACAGAAGCATATTATACTTATTCTTGTTGGTGGAGTTAATAAAATATTAAAGCCTATATTCTTGGAATTATTAATATATTAAATTAAACATCATATAATATTAAGGGTACCTTTTAATCCGTGCCCTTAATATATTTTTAAATTAATAACAAAAGAGGTGTTATTATGGAACAATTAAATGATTCAATTGAACAACCTTTTGGATATATTGAAATACAATCAGCTTCTGGAACTTTAACAGATGAACAATATCAAGAGTGTTTAAAAGATTCAGCGATAATTAAATATGGACAAAATATCTATGTAAAATATAATACAGAAAACAATATAATATCTTTTAAACAAATCAATGATATATCATTTAATTCAACAGATTCATTATGTGAGACATATGATTATTATATTCAAGTAAAATCTGATAAAACTTATCTACTTACTTGTAAAGCAAATCAAGTGTATATATTACAACAGCTTGATACATTACTATTAGATGAGATGTCCGCATATAAAACTGTAACTGTTGAGCTAACACAAACAGCAAGTAAAGCGTATGCAGTAGGTGATATATTAATTTATAATAATACGCCATATAAAGTCACATCTGCCATCGCAAGCGGCGGAAATATCATTGTAGGTACAAATGTAGTTAAAGCAACAACTGAAGAAATTTTTAAGTATCTAGAAGAAGAATGAGAAATTACAATGGAAGATGGTACAAATTTTACCAAGTTATTCTTAGTTGAAGCATAGGAGGTTGTATTATTTATGAACCTTAATGATTTAAAAGATATTAAATCTTTAGAAATGCCATATATTAAAAATGGTGAAAGTATACGTGGTAAAGTAAAAAAGATTCAAAAAAACGGAGTTATAATTTGAAAAAATACTTGTACCGTTTCATATACTATAGGTACTGGTATTGCTTCTATCACAATAATTGGTGATGATAATATAACTTATGTAGATGCGGCGACAACTAGCGGCACAGTCGAAATTCCTCGTGTAACTACAATCACATGTAGTGCGGCCGCAGCGGACGGATATGAGTCAATAGAAGACACAACGGAAACTTTAGAAGAAGGTCTTCCTTATTCTTATTCTCCAACTACAACATTAAAAACTTATACAATAGAATTATCAAGTACTTATGGCTATTGAAAAGATTCAAACAATATAACAATAACAAGTATATATAATGTTCCGCATTTTACAACAATTACTAATTCTGGTCAAACAATAACATTAAATAATAACACATATACTTTTATTGTAAATCCTGCTGATAATTATTATACATATGCTTTTAACACAATTTCAATACCTACTGCTATAGTAACAGGTGAAATGACTATTTCTGGTGTTGCAACTAGAAGTACAAGATATTATAGTTTAACACTTCATAATCAAAGTGCTTATGATGTTACTTATTATGTAAATGGTTCAAATAGAGGTACATTAAATTCTGGTAGTAGTGTATTAATAGGCAATTATACATATAAACAAAATAGCGACTCAGTTTATTTCACTTATGGAGGCTCTACAAGTACATCTCTAACTAGACAAATAACACAAAATACAGATATTTGAGCAGAAGTAGATGCAACATATCATGAAAATGAATGAGTTAGTGATACTTATTATTCATCTACTAGTAAGCCTAATCGTAGTTATCTATCGTCAAATACTGATGGTAATGGAATGTATATAGATGGACAAGGATGGACAAGTTATCACGCATTTAGAAGGTCTTCTTCAGCAACTCACGTAAGAATGAAATTCCCTTATGATGGTTATAATGATTGGTTTGGTCCAGTTGCAATACCGAGTGATTTACCAAATGCAGAAGATGCTAATACTTGGATTAATGATTTTGGTGAATATGGAGACCATGATTGAAGAATATGAGTTGCAGATAGTCGCTATATCGGTTTCCAAATTAGATCTTATGAAGAGACAGGTGCTGGTAATGATGATCAATCATGTATTACTGGTTTAACTTATGATAATTCAACTAATTGGAATGAAATATATTCATATGATGATACAGTAAAAATGGAAGTTGATTGAGGTCATTATAAAGATCCTTATTATACATATTCTTGCTATTGAGATTAATAAACAATATAAAAATAAAAAGACTAGAAACCAACTAGTCTTTTTTATTTCCGCCTTTGCTATTTAATCCAAATTCATCACTTTTAAAACTATCAATCCAAAATTTTTCTCTTTCATTTAATTCACTACTATCGCATCATTCAATTACTTTTCATTTAAACATTAGTGGCTTAAATTTATATAATTTTTCTCCGCCACTAGCCTCAATTCCAAGCATTTTCTTAATATGCGTAGTTCATCTATCATAGATATTAACTGCTTGACCTATATAAACAATATTACCTTCATTATCTATTCGTTTTAGCCCCAATTCCCTTAACACATCATTTTCATATTTATTTTTAACTTCAAGCATATAAATACCACTGCGGCTAAAATCTTTAATAAATCCTTTTTTATAAGGCAAATAACATAAATTCCACTCAATTTTTCTAAGCTCGGACTTAAATTGCGGCGCCACTTCAATACAATCATCAAGCAATTTTAATACAATTTCAAAGTTATTTTTAGAAAAATACTCTTCATAGTCAATATAAGGTAATTCATCTCCGAAGCCGCATTTTTCGAACCTATCAACCGCACTTCATGCCGCTTGTTTTTGTTGTAATAGTACTTTTAAATTTTCAATATCTGACTTAACTTGCAATTCTTTATGTTGAAGTTGTTCTTTATTTAATTTAAGTTCTTCAACTTCTTTCTTAGTAGTATCGCAAGCAGAAGCAAGAGATTGTAATTCCAGCATTTTATCTTGTATAGCCTTATCAATAACCGCCATTTCTTTTTGATGTTGTTCTTGTCACTCTTGACTAATATTAAATTTATCTACGCGCGATTGTAGTTCTGCCTTTTCTAATGAAAGTTGGACTGTTTTATCAAAATGTACCTTACTAACTTCTTGTTCAGTTTTTAAGAGAACAGATAATTCTTCAATTCGTTTATTGTCTTGTTTATTCTTTTGTTTTAACTCTTGATTTTCTTTTATTGTAAAAACCCATTTAATTATTAAAAATAGTACTAAGCCACATATTGCAATTAAACAGGTCAAAAGTATTATTTCAGCAGTAGTCATAAGTATCACTCCTAATCTATATAAACATACTTATTCATTTATCTTTATTCCCTACATTATTATTATAGTCTTTGTCAATAGTTTTGTCAATAATTTTTCCTCTTTTGAATATCCACTTTTTTACAGGTTTAAAATTTTATACTTAATCCATTAAGTAAATAATCTCCCTTATAATATTATTATAATTTTTAGTCAAGAGATTGTCAAGTAAAAAGTCTATTTTTGATATTTTATTTTTACTAGACTATAATATTTTTAAGAAGGAGTGATATAATGGAAATATCAAAAGCAGAAATTTTTAGTTTTCCCACAAAAACATGTCCTTCTTGTGGTAAGAAAACAAAGGTAATGTATTCAAATAATCCATTAAGTGGTAATACTATTTGTTTCTCTTGTATTAATAAACAATTAAAATATGATAATATTCAACACGCAGATTTTTTCTGTAGAACATATAATTTACCTTTCGATCCAAATAAATGAATTGAAATAAGTAAAGAATATAAAGAAGAAACCTTTGCAATCTATGCTGAATATATGTTTACTAGATACGATGAAGAAAGACATAATTTATATTATACCTCTACTACTGCGGATTTATGAGCATTAACGAACAAAGAGTGAGAAAAAAATCGTTCATTATATGATATATTAAAACGCATTGAACCAATTAAAGAATCTTATATTGACAGAGGCCATTTAAGATGGGGCCCTCAATATTCTTTTGAAGAATTATATCGTCTTGATGATATTTATACAAAGACATTAAAAGCCAATGCTGTAATAAACCCAATTCAAAAAGCGGCAATCCGTTCGCTTTGTAAGGTGCAAATTGAAATGGATAAAGCAATTGAGGCAGAAGATGCAAAAGCAATTAAAGATTTTGGTAATACTTGGGCTACATTAGCAAAACAAGCAGACCTAGAAGATATGATTGCTAATACAAAAACAGATGATATTACAACATTATCTGAAATGTTCCAATATTTTGAAGACAAAGGACACAAATTTAGATTTTATGATAATTTTGATAGGGATGAAATTGATGTAGCAATAAAAGATATTCAAAATACTAATCGTAGAACTATTTTGGAAGCTACTGGTTTACAATCTCAATTACAAGAAATGATAGAACAAAAGAAAGAACAGACTGAGCAAACTTTATCTGAAGATGTAGAGAGAGATGTAACTCTAGAAGACTTAATTAAAGCAAATACAGAGATTAATGTAGATACTGAATCAGACGAAGAAGCATTAAGTATAAATTTCAATAAGGAGGAATAGTATATGCTTTCTACTTCTACTGATTTAGACTTTGATATTGAAGATGAAGTTTATGAATTAATGGATTTAATGTCTGATGATGAAAACGATCATACCGGTGCAATTACAAAAGAGCGTATTGATGAACATTTTGACGAATGAGCTGAAATATTAAATACTTTTATTGCATATCCAGATATGTTTGTTGATTTAATTATTCCAAAAAAATCTTCATTCCACTTATTTGCAATTCAACGTATTGTTTTACGTGTAATGGCTCGTGGAATAAATACTTATGTATATTGTTCGCGTGGTTTCTCAAAATCATTCCTTGCAGACTTAGATAAATATTTAAAATGTATTTTTATCCCGCACCACAATACTGCGGTAACAGCGGGTACAAATAAACAAGCGGCAGAAATTGCCAAACAAAAGATTGTTAATGACTTATGGGTTAAATTCCCTTTCTTAGCTAATGAAATGCAGAAGATTAAAAAAGGTGGAAAAGTCCTAGATGCCTATAAAATGGGTACTGACTATGTAGAATTTAACTTCCGTAATGGTTCATCACTACAAATTGGTGGTGTCCGTGGTTTGCGTAAAGAGTCATTAATTTTCGAGGAAATTATTGAGCAAGACCCAATAAAAGTAAACGAAGTTTTAATTCCAATGTTAAACCGTCCTCGTGCTATGAGTAATGGTTTAATAAATCCATATGAACCTCAGTCACAACAGACCTATGTTACGACGGCAGGATATCAGGGCACGTTCGCATATCAAAAGATGATAGAAATATTATGTCGTTCAGTTATTGAACCTGATAAATATTTCGTAATTGGTGCGACATATCGTATTCCATTAAAAAATGGACTAACATCTCGTAAACAAATTGAAGATGTTATCAATTCGCCATCATTTAGTAAAGACTCTTTTGAGCGTGAATATGAATCTGTTTGGTCTGATGCGCCAGCAGGTGCGGCTTTCTCAGCATCATTAATTTCAACTTTAAGACAAATCAAAAAAGTTGAATTAGAATATAATCTTTCTCCTGCACAAGAGTCAAACGATTGTTTTTATGTAGTATGTGCCGATATGGCGAAAGATGGTAAAGCGGATACGGCAGTTGGTGTAGCAAAAGTTATACCAAAAGACCACTTCTTTACATATAAGTTTGTTAATTTATTTGATATTAGTATTAGTGATTATTTAGCTGTTGCAAATATTTTAAAGCATACAGTTATAACTTATCATGCAAAAATGCTTATATACGATGCTAATGGTATCGGTGCGGCAATCCGTGACTGATTAAATAAGGAAACAAAAGATGAAATGACAGGTGAAATTTATAGAGGTTATGGAATTATTAATCCGCCATCTGATGTAGAAAAAGAATTACATAAATGAGAAAAAGAAGCTACTATTTGTTATGAAATAAAAGCAGGTAGCGGCAATACTGAACATATTCATTGATTTTTCTTTTCTCGTATGAGTACAGGAGCATTAACATTCCCAATTCGTTCTCAAGAGGCAGTCCAACTATTTGGCCGTAACAAAACATTTATGGATATGTCTCAAAAGAAGCAACTAACATATCTTCAACCATTTAAAGTAATGGATAAAATGGAGATGGAGTTAAAAAATCTAGATATCGCTTCTACTTCTGATAACTTATCTAATAAAGTTAAAGTTGTTAGACGTAATGATAAAATACAAAAAGACTACTTTTCTATGGCTGAATATCTTGTATGAGGTGTAAATCAGTATATAGAATTAGAGTATTATAAAAATAAAGCGCGCAATAGTAATAAAAAGCGCAAAATTGCATTTTTTAATTAGAAAGAGGTGTCATTTTAATGAGTAAGAATAACAAAAGCAACAATAATAGCAAAACAACAGAAGTAAAAGAGCAACAAGATGCTATTAATTTCTCTACAAAAAGAGTAGATGCAAAAAATTTAAAAACTTTTTATGATGATGAAACTACTAGAGGTAATAGAACTAACCAACCATACATCTATAAAAATTTAAAGTTAAAAAAGGCAGAAGAAATCCGCAATATATTACAAAAAGCAATTAATTCTGGTATAGCAAGTACTCAAAAACAAGTTTTAATTGATACTTCTACTAGACTTTATATGACTAATCCCGTTTATAAGTCTATTGTAGATTATTTTGCGAAATTCTTTATTTATAGATATAAAGTAATTCCTCATGAATTAATGACTAATAGTAGAGTAAAAAAATTAAATACTAGTGCGGCGAACAAAAAGTATGATTTAACTTATAAAGAAATGCTTGAAGTAGTTGATGGCATTGGTATTGAAACAATATATCCTGAAATTTTAACTAATTTATATACTCAAGGTAGCGTATATCTTACTGCTATTTTTGATAAAGAAAGATTTTGTGTAAGTACATTATTATTACCACCTCACTATTGTAAAACTATTGCTCAAACTCAATATGGCACTACAATTATTCAATTTAGATTAGATTATTTTGATACTTTAGGATACGCAAATGAAAAAGACACTATAAATTATATCAAAACTGCATTTTCTGAAGAATTTGCTGAATTATATAAAAAATATAAAAAAGACCCTAAAAATGATTTATGGCAAACATTAGACCCTCGTTTTTCAACTGCAATTATGTTAAATCCAGAAGGTATTCCATATTTATTATACACTTTAGGTTCTATTGGTAATTATGAGCAATATCAAGATAATGAATTAGAGCGTAACGGCAATTTATTAAAATATTTAGTTGTTCAAACAATGCCTCATTTCCAAAATGATTTAATTTTTACTGTTGATGAAGTTCAAGATTTACACCGTTCGTTGCGTAATAAAATTGAAGTTGATGATAAAGCTCGTTTAATTACTACATGAGGTGAAGTTCATGTCGAAAAAATTAGTGATACAGAAAACTCAGATAGTGATGTAACAGCAAAAGCATATAGAGATATATTCAATAATGCAGGTTTAAATAGTACAATTTTCACTTCTGATAGTGTTGAAGCATTAAAAATGACAATTCGTAGAGATAAAAGTGTTATTTATACATACGTTGAAGCTATAACTAACTTCTATATTATCGCTGTCAACAATGGATGAGACTGAAAAAACTATCAAGCCGATATTGAAATTTTACCAATTTCAAACTATACTTATAATGATGATATAAAGATATATAAGGATAATGCAACTCTTGGAGTTAATAAACTTGATTACTTTATAGCATCAGGAACCAAACAAAAAAATATTCAAGATCAACTTATTCTTGAAGACTACTTACATCTTAATGATTTAAAACCAATGCAAACATCATATACTCAGAGCGGAAATGAGAAAAGTGATGAAAGCAAAGGTGATGATTCATCAAGTAGTAAGAATTCCGACCAGGCTGATAAAGAATCTGGAATTGAGCCATCAGATGATAAAAAGCAAACTAAGGAATAGCAATCAAGAACAGTAGAACTAGAGGTAAACAATGAAGAAGAAAAAATTAAACTTTAGCTTACCTGCCAGTATGCATGATTTTACTACTGATGAAAAGGATACACGCTTTAGTCGTTGTAAACTAAATATTTTTTATAAAGGTACAACCGCAGATGGAAGATATTTTAGTGATGAATTTGCCGAAGCAGTAGTTAAGACAGCAGCATATGCTCCAGTCGTTGGATATTATGATCGAGAAAAAGATGATTTTGTTGGTCATGCATCTGAACAAGCAATTTATGGTATCGTTGACCCTAAATGTGAGCCAGCATTTGTAACTATGGAAGACGGTAACGTATGAGCTATTTGTGATGTAGTATTATACACTGAACGCCCTGGAGAAGTTGGCGAAATAGCTAAAAAGATTGTTGGTCATAGTCAATCTTTAGAGTTAAATCCAAGTACTGTTAAGTACAAAATTAACTATGACGAAAAGAAACACTTCAAAAATATGGAGTTTACTGAGGGAGAAATCATTGGTGTTAGCATATTAGGCGATGACCAAAGACCTGCGTTTACTGGTTCTGGTTTCTTTAGTAATTCTAATTTTGAAGAAAAAATGAAGTTATTAAGAGAATATTGCGATAACTCTACAAATATTAATAATGATGTAGAAAAGGGAGGCGGAGAAATGAATTCTGATTTTATGGAGCTTTCTTGGGGTGACATAAGTGAAAAAGTTTCATCAGCCATTATGCAAGAATATAGCGAAGACGGATACCCTATTTTATTAGATGCATTTAACGATCATGTCGTTTTTGTTATATATTATTATATGGGTGGTAAAAAGTATTTAGATATTCAATATACTTGCACAGAAAATGGTGAAGTCACTTTAGGTGACGTTGTTGAAGTTAGACCTACTTACGTTCCTGTTGAACCAGCAAGTGAGCCTAGCCAAATTTTTGAAGACCCAACAAATGTGAATCCAGAAAACCAAGCTAGCCCAGAAGAAGTTGTAGAACAAACTCCTACTGAAGATTTTGATGCTCCTGAAGAGGAACAATCAGAGCCTGAAGTTATAGAAGAAGTTCAAACAGAACCTACTCCTGAGCAACCTATTGGCGACCCAGCTCAAGCTCAAGTTCAGTCAGAAGAAGTAAGTAATGCGGAAGAAATTCCTGCAGACGAAAATCAAGAGCAAACACCTGATTCGCAAGTTCAAGAGAGTTCATCTGCCTATAGTGTAAATGAAGATGAAAACAACAAACAAGAAGAAGGCGCAAGTGCTTCCACATTTACTAATAGTGAACAAGAAGAACTTAAGAGTAATCAGAGAAAGCAAAAAATCGAACTAATTAATGAATATAAAGATGCATTAAGTAATGAACAATTTACTGAATTTGTTTCTAAAGTAGATGAGTATGAATTCGCTGATTTAACCGTTGAATTATTAAGAATCTATAAAAATTCTCAAAATACTATCATTAGAGGTTTCTGTAACCCAATGGTAAAAAATGATTCAACACAAGATAAAACCGATGATCTAGGACACATCGTTGCAAAAGTCCTAAATAAATAGAAAGATATATGAGGTTATAAGAATGAATATTTTTGATTTTTTACCAAAATTCAACATTATTGAACCTAATAACTTAAAAGGTTTACAACCTGGCTTCGTTGTAGCACAAGTTGAACCAAAAGGTGTTTATAACGCTGATGGTACATTAAAGGATGCAACAGCAATCGCTGCAGCTAATAAGTTAATCAACACTACAAAAGTACCTGGTAAATTATTTGTTGAAAATGGTCAATTAGCTCAATTAACTGCTGATGGTTATATTGATTATGCAACTAATGCTGATGAAACAGCTCCATTATTTGTAACTTATACTGAAGAATTATTACCATTTGGTGGATATAGCTACTATGCTGCAGAAATCACTGAAGATCCTGCTCGTTTAGTACAATTAATTCCTGGTGATGAATTCACTACTACTTATGCTCCAGATAGCGATCAAATGGCAGATGCTATTGCTGATGGTCGTATCGCATGCATTACTAGAAACTATATTGATGGTGACTCTACAAAGACTGATCATGCTCAATATTGTTTAGATGATTTCTTAGATTGCAATAAGTTTGCTGATGGTCAACCATCATATACTTATGTATTCTTAAAGTAATAGAGGTGAGAAAGAATGGAAAAAGAATTATTAACATTAATTAAAGGCGCTTGCCAAAACCAACCTGTAGCATTTGGCGACACAACTTTCTCAGCTTTAGATGTAAATGAAGCAGCTGTTAAAGCAATTTGCGAAACTTTAGGTTTACCTGAAAATGCATCTGTTAGAGACATCAGAGCAGTAGAAGGTGCTGCATTCGCATTAATCGAAGAAGCTGTTGATGAAATCGTTCCTGCAAAAATCAGAGACGTTTTAGGTCAATTTGCTGAAGTTAAAACTTTTGCTAGAGATGAAGAAGTTGTATTCGAACTTAACAAGTTAGGTAAGAATCGTGCTAAATTAGTTATTAGCAAAGGTTCAAGAGAAGGTATCTACCGTGCAGCTAGATTAACATCTGCTACATTCAGTTTACCTACTTTCGTTGAAACTGCTGCAGTATTCATTTCATTAGAAGAATTACTTGCTGGTAAGGTAAGTCTAGCTGAAATGTTTGCTACAATCGTTGAAGGATTCCAAGAAGAAATCTATAAGGAAATCTTCGAAGAATTAGCATCTGGTACTCCAGCTGCAGGATATGCTAGAATTGGTGAAGCTCAAGGTGGTAAGATCGTTGCTACTAAGGCTACATTAGGTCAAGCTATCGACGTAGTAATGCCATATGTTAAAGCTTATGGTCAACCTACAATTATTGGTTCATACCAAGCAATTTCTGAATTATACAACCCAGTTGCTTCAACAACTACTGGTGGTGTAGTAATCCAATATCCAACTCGTGAAGACAACGAAGATGTTAGACGTTTAGGTCACGTAACTATTTACAAGGGTGCTCAAGTAATTGAATTACCTAACTACTTACTAGACAACTCTAATACTAAGTGGTTCTATGACGTTAACAAGGTATTCTTATTACCTACAGGCGTTAAACCAGTTAAAGTTGCATTCAAGGGCGACACTATGATCCAAAAGAACAACAACGCTGTTGGTGGAGAAAAGTGGGAAATTCATAGAATGTTAGGTGTTGGTCTTGCTATGGCTAACAACTATGCAGTTATCGAAGTATCTGATGCTGCAGTTGATGGATTAGAAGATTCTGAATTCATCCAAAACAACTAATAGCAATAAATGAAGAAGAGTGGTAACCCCACTCTTCCGATTATTCATTTAATTTTAAAATAAAAATCCAAAAATAAAAATTATCAGAAAGGGGACTTTGAATATGTCCGAAGTAAATTTTAACAAAACAATTAGAATGATTAACACAACACCAAATTTAATTATCTTTAATTTATCACCTTATGATAATCCTTCAAATGTAAGATTAATTAAGTTAGGTGCAAGCAATACAAATAAAGAAATAATTATGCCAATCAGTTTAGCATTAGGCGTTTTTACTAATAACGATGTTTATAGATTATTTAAGAAAGGGTATTTCACTTTTAGTGACACCAATGAATTGTTACAAGCTGCAAAAGAAGCCAATCTTTATTTCGCAGATGAATTAGACTTTGTACCCGCAGATGAAAAAACAAATGAAACTATTCTTACCCGCCTACAAAAGGGTAACAGAGCAGCAATCGAATCTGCAATAAAAGATTTTGGTAAAGACAAAGTTATGGATATAGCAAAAGCAAACATTGATAAACTTACTGTTGGTGTAAAGCAAATGCTTGAACAAACATTAAAAGTATCATTCTCTTTGAACGAAGAATAAAAATAAGTAAAGAGGTGTAATATATGCAAAGATGAGATGATTGTTTATATCCCGCTTTTAGGGATACAATAAGAGGTTCATATTATGGCGTAATTACAAAAGATATGTTAGATGAAGAATGCTATTATTTAGCATGTCGTGCCATATCTGCTTTTAAATTTCCTCATACCTCATTAGACTACACCACTTATTATGCGAAAACCGACGACAACGGTAATACCGTAGAAGTTACTGATGATGATCAAGATGGAGTACCTCATGCATATTTCAACTCAGATGAAGTTAAGTATGCTGAGGTATCGATTATCATCGCATGAATGAAAGTATATTGGTGCGAAAGATTAATGTCTAATTCCAATAATTATGAAGACATTTATACTGATTCAAACATAAAAACTTTCTCAAAAGCTAATGCAATAGATAAGTGGATTAAACAATATAGCACTTATCGTGCGGATGCAAGAGAGTTAGAAGAGCATTATAGTAGAGTTAATACATCAAAGCGTCCAGCGGTAGGTGATATTAATGGCTAGTTCGTTTGAGAGATTTAAACAACGTAATGAGTTGATGAACAAATCGGAAAAGAGTGTAAATGCGGATTTTGTCGCATTAGGTTATGCATCTATTACTATGATTAGTGATGCAGACGATACAGTTACTCAACTTGCTTATGTATATAATAAACAAGAAAATGATGAGGGATATATTTATACTCCATACAACGAACCAATTCAAATTGGCTCTTGTTGGAACGCTAAAGGTTTACATTTTTTAATTGATGAAGAAATCATTATTATTAAAGATGTAAAATTTAGAAAATATCATGCCCTTTTATGTAATATAGAAGCTGATGGTACTTGATGGTATTTTAAGAAAGATGATTATATTGATGTAAGTTTAAGAGAAAAATCTTTTATTAAATCACTAGCAAAACCTTTATTAGTTACCGCAGGAAAACCATTTGATTACAATGATAAAGTAATGATTGCTGATAGAGCTTGATTAATTCAAGAGTTTGATAATTATACTCATCCAGGCGTAACATATTATTCAGTTACTCCAACTACTATGAGTAAAGATGTTATTGAAACTCGTGTAGACAAAGAGCCTATAATAGAGCAAGCGGAAGAAGTTCAATATGATGATGATTCAGATTATATAATTATTCCAAATAAGATATATGAAGTTGAAACTGAAAATGGATATTTTAGAACTTCTTGTAATGTATTAAATGTTGTTTCTAGAACAAGCAATTTAGTTAAATTCTCAATTCCTTTTGGAATTGATATAGTTGAAATTGAAGTTAAGCAACAAGGTACAATAGTTACTATAACTTATACAAAGGACGGTGAATAGGATGGTTAAAAATTTTAAGAACATTAAAAAATTACCATTAGAGTTAAGCCGTCTTTTTTCACAAAATGAAATTATTCAAAGATTATTAGTGGTAGATTCGATTGATGCATTATCAATCGATTTTACTCCGCTTACTTTCAAACAATTAATGGATAACAAGTATATTTCTATTTCTCCCTTGAGTGAAACAGGAATAAAAGAAATGGGACGAAATACTTTTATGGTAATTAATGTTGCAACAGATGTAACATTAGATAAGAAAGATAATAATAATTTATTTTCTGGTTCTATTTTTATTTGTTCAGATTTAGACCATTTAGTATTAAAAGACCATAATTTACGTTTAATGGAATTAGAATCAGAAATAGTTGATTTAATAGATGGTACAAAGTTCAGTTGCTCAGGACAACTTGAAGTTCTTTCTTCTACTGCTATTTCATATTCTAATTATCTATTTGGTTATAAGATTGAATTCCAAATTTCAGACCAACCTTCGAAAGGGGCTGATTTATAGTGGAAATTAATAGTAATTATTCGATTTTAAATTTATTTATAAAAGACAATAAAGAAGTAAAAATTTTTATTGGTAATCAAGTAATTATTTTATATTTAAAATCTTTAAAAAATTTTTTCTCTAATGAAGAATGAGCAACTTGTTATACAATAATTTGTAGAGATGAGTATAGAAAGAAATTATTACCAACTCAATTTCAATCAGAAGATAGCTTAACAGAAATTAAAAATTTAATTTTTGAATTTGGTATGTATGCTCAATATACTAAAATAGTATCATTATTACGTGAGCAATTAAGTACATTAATTCATAATTTATTTTTTGATTTTAAGAAAAAAGAACTTATTGCAAATGATGTTATTATTACATCAGATATTTGAAATTATATCATAAATATTTTAAAATTATCTTGTGGAGAAAAAGAGGAAAAAACACCTGTTTTTGAAAATGAGGCTGCTAGACAACTCTATCTGGCTCAAAAAGAGTTTGAAAAGCAAGTCAATAAAATCAAAAACAAGAACGGTGGAGATACTGAGCAAATTTTAAAAATTTTGCTTACTATATCTTATCAAATTCCTGCTCTCACATTTGATTATTTATTTAATCAAACAATGGCTCAAATTCACTGATTATATACCTATGCCGCACAGTCAGTGTCTTATGACGTAACCAAAATGGCTTACGCTTCCGGCAATTTGAAAAAGGGACAAACACCCAATTTCTTTATAAAATAATTAAAAATGAGGTATAAAGATGGCTACAAATTCTTATAGTAATTTAAAAAATAGTAGTGCAGCTTGGAACTCTGCTTTAAGAAACTTTGGTATTGTTACCGTTATGAACGCAAAGATTTATGATGTTTATGATGGTATGACAATGAAAGAACTTCAAGATCATACAGCAACAAAAACTTTTACCAATACTCAATTAGAAGCTTTATATAATATTAAGAATACTTTTGTTACTAGAAGTGAATCTGAAGAATCTGAAGGATCTTACACTTATGAGTTAAATGAAAATGCAAAAATTAATTTTGAAGATTTAAAAGCTAATGAAATTATTGCATTATATTTAATGACTAAGGAAATTTCTTACTTAAAGTACTTAAAGACTGCAAATGCTACTCAAGAAGGTCCTACTAAAACTATTACTGGTGGACAAAACGCTTCTCCATTAGTTAAATATGGTAAGACTGCTCGTCTTGAAATGCAAAATGCATTAGGTAACGCAGAAGCTCTAGAAGCTTTAACAGGTTTAACTGTTGAATATTTTAGAACAGATTTAGCGACTGATGCTACTTTAACTAAAGGTGCTACTGATGCATTACATGCTACAACTACTTTTGCAGGTCATAAAACTGTTGTTGGTGATACTTTCCTTGTTGATGCTAACACTGGTAAGCAAGTTCAAGCATATATTATTTTCTATGACTTCTTATCTGACTCATTATTATCATTAACTCAAGATGCAGAAGGAGATGCTACTGTATTTGATATGAATGGTGACTTAAATGAAGTTAAAATTCTTATCGGTGATGATGAAACAGCAGGAGACGAAGATGGCGTTATAACTGGTACATTCTATACTATTTTACCTAGATTAGATTATGCTACTAATGCACAAATTATAGAGGATAACGGTCTAAAAGACTAATAACTAATTTAAGACTTACGATGAAAATCGTGAGTCTTTTTATTTTGCCACATCTCCATAGTTGATATTTTCAATTTTGTGGTCTATACTATTATTAGAGAAAAGAAGAGGTGTTAGTATGGCAACACATAAGATAGGAAATCAAATCGATTGTATTATTCGTGCATACAGTTCTGACCCAATTGGAGATTATAAAATAACATATGACCACGAGCCATATACTATCATACATGGTGAAAATGGTGTTATTAATTTTAATTCTCGTAGTGTTGATATGGCTGGAACAGACAGAAATGCTGGATACGCAACAGAAAAAATTAATAGTTTTTCAATATATAATGTAACACTCACAGATAAGATTTTGAATCTAATTTATTTAAAAAAAGAAGGATTTTCGGTAACTTTCCAGGAAAAAATCTTATCTTCTGAAGATTATAAATTATATCTTACTAAAGGTTTAGGAAAACAAAAGAAATTAGTATATGTTTTCTATGCTGATGATGAAAATGCGGCGCCAACGCTTGAAAAAGCATATTCAACATTAGATGAGGACGAAATTGTAGTAGATAATGCAGATGCATATTATACAGTTGTATATGAAGTTATTACAAATAATCTTTATTCTCTTGATAAAAGAAACAATGTTTATGTAACTTTAGATATATCTACTATTTCTAATGAAGATGATGAAACTACTGAAACTTGGATACATATAGATAAAGCGGTAGTTCAAGTAAATAAATCTTTATATTTTAATTCAAATGCTAACGCAGTTGATTTAACTTTTTTAGTTATAAATGATGATACAACCGAAAATTATATTGGTTGAGAAGATTAAAAGAAAGGAAAATGATATTATGGAATTAACTAATGAATATTTAAACAATAAATTAAAAGAAATACTTGAAGAAACTGATAATTTCTTTGATGTATTATTAAAATTAAAAGATTTTGAAAAAGAATATAAGCAAAGTGATTTTTATAAAATTACTAAAATTAATTTAATGGATTTAGTAAAAGATGCTAGAGTATTCTATTTAACTAATATAAAAGCAATAAGTGATAAAATTAATGATATTATTAATAATTTAGATGCTGAAAAACTTGCAGATATACTTGATAAAGGTGGATCTATTTTAGAAGCCAATAATGAAGCGACATTAACTCAATTGGAAGAGTTTAAAGAATTGGGCGGTGCTGATATTATTAAAAATCAAAGGATTTTAAACGAAAGAGATAAAAATAAAGAAATTAACTAATTTTAATTGCCATAGAGGTGATGATAGATGGCAGAATTAAAAATAAAAGTTGATGGCTCCATTGAAACTGATGTTAAAAATTTAAGTGAAGCTGGAAAACAAGGAATAGCAAAAAATGCCTTTCCATCTGAAAAATCAATAAATAATTTTAATGCATATATATCAGAAATGCAAGAACTTGCTAAACAGACTGAAATGTCAAGAAGTGATTTAGATAAATTCAATCACGCTTTTAAACAAGTTCAAGAGATACTAGAAAAAGTATCTAAGAATGCGACGACAGTTACTGAAAAAATGCAAAAATTATATGAATCAGAAGATGAATATACCAAAAAGATTGATGAAGCGAAAGCAACAAAATCTAAAACAACTGTTAAATTAAAAAATAAAGACGAAGAATTTTTTAATCTTTTATCAACTAAAGGTATTTCAGTAAAAGGTCCAAATGGAGGGCATGATCTTAAAAGATTAAGTACTGTAGCAAAAACAGGCTTTGATAAATTAACTTATTACGATTCAGAAGGTAATCAAATAAAAGATGGTAGAGTTCTTAATAAAACTTTTACATCAAAATTACAGGAACTTATTAATACTTATAATGAAACGATTGAAGAGCAAGATAAAGCTAATAAAGATATAGAACAATACGGTAATAAATTAAAAGAGACACAAGATGCAATTAAAGAAAGAAGACAATTTGAAAAGAAAAATAAAATAGATAGCGATGATGCATATAGAAATACAGTTGTAAATCCAGCATTACATGACACTTCAACTGATATTCAAAATATGTATAATAATTTAAATGAATCAGAGCGTAATCAAACTATACTTAATGGAGAATCAACTCTTCTTGATACAAATGTTAAGAGTATTTCTAATTCTGCTTCATCTATAGGAAAATTAACTAAGCAATTAAGTCTTTGAACTGTTGGGTTAAGATTAGTTCGTAGAGCGATGAGTGAAGTTAGAAGTACAGTAATAGACTTGGATAAATCTTTAACTGAACAAGCGATGGTTACTGGTAAAACTCGTAAAGAAGTTTATCAACTATTAAAAAGTTATCAAGATTTAGCTATTGAAATTGGTGGTACAACAAAAGAAGTATCAGCAGCCGTAACAGAATTCGTACGTCAAGGTAAAAGTACTGAAGATGCATTAGTACTTGCTAAAGCTGCGATTTCTGCCGCAAAAGTTGCTGCAATTAACACTTCAGATTCAATTAATTATTTAACTACTGCATTAAATGGTTTTAGACTAAGTACTGATCAAGCTATGATTGTTTCAGATAAGTTTGCAGCAGTATCAGCAAATGCCGCTACATCTTATGAGGAAATTGCGATAGCATTAAGTAAGGTTGCATCTCAAGCTAATTTAGCAGGTATGTCAATTGATTATACTACTGCGTTACTTGCTAAAGGTCTTGAAACAACACGTGAAGCGCCAGAAACTATAGGTACTGCGTTAAAGACAGTTATTGCGCGTATGCGTGAAATTACAGACTATGGTGAAACGCTTGAAGATGGTATTAATTTAAATAATGTTGAAAGTCAATTAGAATATGTAGGTATTCAGTTAAGAAACGCTAATGGAGATTTACGTTCTACTGAAGATGTGTTGGATGATTTGGGTAAAAAATGGGATTCATTAAATTCTAATCAACAAGCTGCTATTGCAAAAGCATTGGCAGGTACTCGTCAACAATCACGTTTAATTGCAATGATGAGTGATTACGAAAGAGTTATTGAATTACAAGAAATATCTGCTCGTTCAGCTGGTGCTACAATGGCACAAATGGCGACTTATACTCAAGGACTAGAAGCTGCTTTAAATAGATTAGCTACTTCTTGGGAAAAAATTATTTCAACTGTAAGTAATAGTGATTTTATTGTATTTTTAGTTAATCAAGTAACTGGTGTATTAAATCTTCTTAATCAAATTCTTAGTCAGGAATGGGTTTTAGTATCACTTGCAGTTGTGCTTGCTGGTGTGGCTGTGACTATGTTAGGCAATAAAATGAGACAAGCAAAAATAGCAAAGTTACAATTACAGTATACACAACAAGAAGCTAAAATAGAATTAAAAAGAAAAAAGATACAAGCAGATGCTTATATTATGTCTCAAAAAGAAAATTACGAAAAACGTAAGGGACTTATTACACAAACAGAAGATTATTTAATAGAATTAAAAAAACAAAGACTTCAAGCATTAGAAAATAAAGAATCTACTGAAGAATTAGATAAAGAGATATTAATACAAGAGCAACAACTTAACAATTACAAAGCAGAACAATTAAAGTATGAACAAACTCAAGCAGTTTCTGAATCATATGGAGAACAATTATCATTATTAGAAAGTCAAGAACATTTAGTAGATAATTTAAAATCTACTGTTCTTGGTTTAGCTGCTCCAATTTTAGCTGTATGAGGTCTTTGAAAATTAATTGCAAGAGCTATTAATGCTGCAATTATATATACTAAGAAAGAAAATGCTGAATTACAAAAATCTGTTGGATTAGAAAGAGCAAAAACTGCTTGAAAAATGGCAGGTAGTGCTACTATGGCTGCGGGATGAGTAGTTGGTGCTGCAATACTTGCTTCATTAATTGGTGTTGCAATAGCTGCATCGATAGCAGGTAGTAGTGAATCAGCAGAAGATGAAATGAATGAAATTAATGCTGAAATTTATAATTTAACTAAAAGAGCAGAAAGTATTAAAACTGCAGTTAGTAGTATTGAAGACTTAGATAATAAATTAATAAAAACTAGTGATGACGCACAAAAACTTTCTGATAGTTTAAAAGAAGTTGCAGATAATTTATCTTCAGTTAAAGAAGAAAATCTTGATACTTCTTTATCAATGTCAGAAAAAGACTATTATGAAGGTTTAAATGATAGTGAGAAACAAGAATATTTAAAATATTATCAAACATTATTAGATGAAAAATTAAGAGAAGATAGAGAAAAATTATCTGGTGTACTTTTAAGGACAAATTCTAACGATTGAAAAGAAAATGCTTCTTATAGATTAAGTGCTCGTACTATAGCAAAACAATCATTATATTCTTATTTAGATGAAGACACGTCTTTAACAAGTGTTGAAAAAACTTCAAGACGAACAATGATGGAAAAAATCATTGAATCAGTTTCAGATGAGACGTTAAAAGAATTTTTAAAAGATTCAACTAAAATAAGAGATATATTAAAAGAAATTGCTTCTATAAAAATAAATGGAAGTGTTGCCGCGGATATCCTTCAAGATGAAAGTTTATCTTTAAAAGAGAGAACAGAAGCATTTGTTATGTTAAAAGATTCTTTAGGAGAATTTTCAGAGGAATTTAAAGCAATTTCTACTGCATTTAAAGAGTTTAATGTATTTGAACAAATGGGAGCTTCTGCATTAGATTTAATTGACAAATTAAATATTACTAATGAAGAAATAAATGATTTATATACTGGATATCAATCAATTTTACGTACCTTAAAAGAACAAGGCGTGAGTGGACAACTTGAAGAAGTATTATCTGAAGAACAATATAAAAATATAATATCAGACACATTCTTTAAATCTCTTGCAGCAAATAATGGCAACATTACTATGGCAATGAAAGAATCTTTTGGTGGAATATTATCTGGATTGGAAGATTATGATGAAGCATATAATGTAATTTTAAATCAAATTGGTAATACAATTCAAGTTGGTATTCAAAATATAGGACAAAATGTAGATAAATTAACAAATTCAGTAAAAAGTTTCTATGAAACAGCATCAAAATGGTCTACTATGACAGAGACTGATAAGACAACATTCTTAAGTGAGCATGGAGAGTTATTCTCAGGTAAAGATGGAGAAAGATTATTAGCTGCTTTTAACTCACAAGATTATCAACAAATTGAACAAGCTCTTGCTTCAAATAAAACTTTACAAGAAAATAGAAAAAGACAACTTGACGAATTGAGAGCAGAATGAGAAGTTGAAAGGGCAAGAAAAGGCTCTGAATATAATGCGGCATTAGTCACATATTTAGAGCAACAAATGAGAGAGTTAGAAAGTAAGGATTTCTTCAGTGTAGATTTAGAAACTTTAGTTGAACAAGAAAATAAGCGTATTGAAGCGTATAAGGAACTTCTTAAAGAAGAACAAGATGCTTTAACTAAATCTCTTGAAGAAAGAAAAGATGCTTATCAAAAATATTTTGAATCAATTAATCAAGCTCAAGAAGATGAAGAGTATGAAGAAAAAGCAGAATTATTCGTATCTAATTTAACTAAACTTGCTGGTTCTACAAGTATGTCTTCAAAAGCACAAATAGAAGAACTTACAAATTCTTTTGCTGAATTAGAAAAAGAAAGATTAAATACTTTACGTGAACGTGCACAAGAAGCAGTTATTCAAAATATTGAAGATTCAATTTCAGAGATTAGTGAGAAATTCGATGAGCTTTTAGCAAATAACAGAGAATTATTAAATTTATTAAGAGGAACTGAAAGTGAAGAATTATTAGCAAGTTTCTTAACTTCAGACAGTTTCTTAGCAAAAACAGCGAATGAAGCGCAATTAGACTTAAATAATTTCTTTGCTACTTTTGGTAGTCAAGTATCTAATATTGATTCAAGTCAAATTAGCGTTAATGATACAGGTGGAAATTTAACATTAAATATTGGTGACCAAGTAATTCAATTAAGTGGAAATGAAATGCAAGGACGTAATTTGAAAGATGCAATTATCGCCGCAATAATTCAAAGTGGTATAAATGTATCTGCATAAGAGGTGTTATAATGAGTACAAAAAGTTATTCACAAGTTAATACAATAAAAAAGCAACAAGAATATCTTGGTCGTAGACTTGATAAATATGCTAAATTTTATTGGCGTGGTGAAGATATGTGAGATACATATCATACATTTATTACAAATAACGGAAGTGCCCTTAAGTTTGTTAATGGGCCTTCCTTCTCTAATGAGTACAGTTCACCACAATATGATCACGCAATGGGTAATTTAACAGGCGTAAAATTCAGTAGAATGCAAGTAAGTTTTACTATTTGTACTTATGGAGTTACCGCAGAAGAATATCGTAGTTTAATTGCGGCACTAGGTCCGTATGAAATTGATTATCTTTCTTTTGCTTATGATAATAATTTATGTTATTTAGCAAAGACTACTGGTATGAAAGAAGCCGTAAAAACCGTAATTGGTGTTGATAATGGTAAAGATTTATATATGGCTGAAAATACAATTACTTTTGAAATTCAAGGAGAACAATGTGCATTAGCTCAAAGACAATATGTATGAACTCAAACAGATACTTATATTACTGATGGTAACGTTAATACTTATTATATTCTTGGATTACCAAAAAATTCTAGTGGCTTATTACCAAGTGATTTATTACCATTTTCAGAATTATCTTTTGGAATAGTTAGTGAAGTGTCTTTCTATTTTACTGGAGATACCAGTACTAATGCTTATCCATCATTACGTTTATACATAGGACCAGATGTTAATGAAATAGTAGATACTGAAACTGCAAATAAAGTTACAAAATACTGTGATTTATTATGTGAAGTAGATTTTATGCCGCAAACTGAAAATTGGCAAGATACAGAACAAATAAATGGCGAACCAACTTCTTTTAATCAATTAGATAGAACTATTTCAATTAAGTATGATTCGACTTCAGGATTGGTATTTTTACAATATGGAGATTCAGATTATAAAGTATTAAATTTATTATTAACTAATACCTATGGAGATTTAATGGTTAATGATATGAAAACTACTAAGATGAAAGTAAATAAGAATGAAGAAGTTGGAGATATATATTTATATTGAGAGTTTTATAAGTTGTCTCCATTATCAGAAGATAGTAAAATAAAAGCAGTATCATATGGTAGAGCAAAAGCTATTTTAGTGTAGAGGTGATTATATGAGTAATTTACAACATACAGAAACTCAATTTTATAATACACAAAAATTTGAAGAAATTGACGATATTAAAGAAGCTTTAAATAAATTATATGATAAATTAGAAAATGTTACTAGACAAGTTTCCTTCTGAGATATATACAATGTTACACAAGTATTATTAAGTGATAGTGATATTACTTCAAAATTAGCATTATTAAATATAGGTGAATCCGCTATTGTTAATGCAAATTCTATTACTAATGGTAAAGATACATATTATCGTGGAGATGTAATTTATAAGCAATTAGATGGCAATTTATTATATATACCTGCTGAAAATAAAGGTATTTATCAACCAACAATTACTTATGATACTGACAATGACCAATTAAAATTAAGTTATACATATAATAGCACTCCTGAGGAAGGTTCGATAGAGAGTGTTATAAAAATAGATACATCACAATCTGCTTATCTATTAGATGAACCTATTAGTAGTTTTACACCAAGTCCAGAACAAAATCCAACATATCTTATAAAGCGTTTTTCAAGTGTGAAAATTGATGGAATATCAATATTAAAACCATTAATTAAATTTTATATTAAATCAGAATCAGGGTATGAAGAATTTTATGCTAATTGAAAATGGACTTATGATGATGTTGAAGATGAAATTGTAGTTAAAATTGAATATTTTAATACGAGCGAACCTATTTTTAGTGATATTGTTATGAGGGTGAGATAATGAAATTTTTTAATATTACAGTTCAAAGGCCTCTAAGTCAACAAAGACAAGCAATTCACAAAGAATATATTTTGTCTTTAGAAAATAGTATTGATTCATTATATGAATATTTACATTATTATAATCCTGAATGAAGACTATTGGGATATAATGAGAATAACGATAATACTTATACTTTTATTAAGAAAGATGATACAGTTATTACAGAAGATAGCATAATTAATGAAAATGAAAATGATGCTATTGATATTTATAAGTTATTTTTTAGATGAGGTTTTAAAAATAGAACAACTCATGTATATCAATATGGTGCAGATTACAGTGAGACTTTGAATATAGGTGCATCAATTTATAAAAAAGATGCTTATGATTTAGAATCTAGATGATTTATAAGAGATACAATTGATTTACCTATTAGTAACGGCTCTTGTATTTGAACTTATGACAATAATACTTATTATTTAAATGGTAGAAATAGTTATATGTTCGATAAAACAACAAGCAAATGAATAGTTAAAGAATGAGCTGTAGAAGGCGGCGGTACTTTACAAGGACAAGGATATAATATATGGACAGATGGTAAAGACACCTATTATTCAAGTGGTACTTATCAATATAAATTAGATCCAGTAGATTTAACTTGAAAGGAAAAAACTTGAACTGGATTAGATGATACTAGTTTTTATGGTACAGATATATGAACAGATGGTGAAAATATATATTATTCTCTTTCAAGTAAACACAAAGTCTTAATTGTAAATGATGATGAAGAACCAGAACCATACTGAACAAATAAGACTTGAAGTGGATTAACAAATTTTAGTGGTGGAGCAATTTGAAGAGACGGAGATAATATTTATTATTCAAATGGTCTTACTCAATATGTATTAGACAAATCAACTTCAACTTGGTCTAAAAAAACTTGAAATGGTTTAACAAATTTTAATGGCGCATATGTATGAACAGATGGAGAAAACATTTATTATTCATATAATACAGACCAATATGTATTAAATAGAAAAAGTGATATTTGATATTTTAAATATTGGAAAAATCAATCAGCATTTTATGGACGTTCAGTTTGAATAGACGAAGAAGATAATATTAATTATTTTGATAGATATATTCAATATCAGTTAGATAGAAATTCGATTCCTTCTGTATCTCATTTTATGATATTTGAATCCGCACTTGCTCAATATTATAATTGGAATTTTATAGGAGGATTTGATAAGGATGGAGACCCTGTAATTATTTACAATTGTGTTCCTTGTGATGAATTAGATTTTGGTTTATCATATGCAATACAAATTGCGGTTATGGCTCCTAGATATTATTATCATTCACAAAATAGTGGTTATGATTATAAAATAAGATATAGAAATGACGCTTTTGAGTCTGGAACAATTTTTGATTATAATAATATTAACCTACAAGTTAAACAAAATGATGACACATTTGTTCCGCAAAACGAACCAAACAATCCTCGTTATCAACGTTGGCAAGGAAATTCATCAATTGTTACTCAATCAGTATTCAAAGATTCTGATGATAATTCATATGAAGATTTAATTGCAGATGTTATTACATATCAAAGACCTGCACAAGAAAGTGAATTTCAAGTTCGTCTTAATTGAAATAGAGATGAAAGTACACCAACAATAGAAGAAAATTTTGAAATAATATTTAGTTAGAAGGTGGTTTTATGGCATATTTTAAATTAAGCTTATTAACAAAAGCATATGACCAAGATAATCTTAATAAGTATATTAAGAATGTTATATCTGAATTTTATAGTAATAATGTTAATCAAGACTTATTACAATATGAAAAAGAAAATAACACAAAAAATTTAAAAGATAATTTAACTAATATATATACAAAAACTTATACTTATAATGAAAAATTAAATATCCACCAACAAGCTCAAAAAGATTTAACTTTTTCTCTTGATAAGATGATTTTAGATGATGATACTTGAAAAGATAATCCTTTCGCATCTAAAATTAAAATTGGTAGTCAATTATTACTTGAATATAGTTATAATAATAAAATATTATTTTCAGTAAAAAGTGTCACATATACAATAACTGAAAATAACATTGTTTATAATTTTACTTGTCAAGATAGTTTCTCTTATCAATTAGCAAAACAAAGTGATGGATATACAATAAATAATGATATAAATTCAAAAGATTTTATTGGTGCATTAAATATTGACAATTGGACAGAAAAGATTGTTAATGAGTGTAAAATATCATATAAATACTTAAAATTAGAAGTTCCTCTATATTTGTGTGATGATGGAACTGTAATAAATACAACTGCAAGAAAAAGTTCAAATAAAAAAATAGTAAAAACATTAAAAAATAGTTATTCAAATACTATGAAAAATGCAGATTTATATGAAACTATACCTTTTAGTTGTTCATCAACAACTGCAAATGGCGCATTAATATCATTAGGCGAACAAATAGGTATGGTACTAAATACTGCTACTGTATTACTTGAACCAGAAAATATGAGTAATTTTATTACATTAGTAACATATTTCTGATTTGAACCTTCTAAAAAAGATATGGTAAATGGATTACAATATTCTCCTTTTAGAAATATAAAAACTTTTAGTTTATCTCAACAAGCCGATTCATTAGTAACTGTTTTAAATATAAATAGTAGGACATTAAGTTCTGATGAAGTAATAACTGCTTTACCAAAAGTAAGTCCTTTTTTCATAACTTATTTTGATAGCACTTATTGAAGAAAATTTAGTAAATATTATACTGGAATGTATACAAACATATTATACGGACCACAGTATAGATTAACCAAACCAAATGGAACTTTTACATTAATAAGAAAAAACAATAGAATTATTGGTATAAAATTTACTTCATATACATTATCTAATGAAGAAATTAACTTATTTAAACTATATCCTTTACAAGTTTTTAAAACACAAAACACTGTTAGTCAAATTCAATTTAGTACTATTTTTGGTGATTTAAAAATTATAACACCAGATAATTCTAATTTTTCTATGGAAATAAGTGGTTCAAATATTATTATATCAGTAAAAAATGAAAATGATTTTGCTGATTATAGTGATTTGAAAGATTACGATATTTCTATATTCTTTAAAGTAGAATATTCTGATGAAGATATACAATTTGCACGAATCGCGGATCAACTTCCTTGATTAGAGAATAAATTGATTGATTTTAACTATTTTATTAATGCAGGGTTATTATCTAAGATTCAAGAAAAAGATATTAATAATAGAATTTATAATGATTTAAGAAAAATTAATTCTGATATATTACTAAATGCAGAGAATTATTATAGTAGATTACATTCACAAACAAAATATATAGCGGAAATGACTAATAATATAGATATGGTTGGAGCTGAAGTATCAAGCATAGAAGACATTTATAAGAAAAAAGGAAAAGCTGAATCTTATGATAAGGATAATTTACTTCAAAGATGGAATTTACTTCAATCTAATATTAGCGGCGCCACAGACGCATCTCAAACAGATATAAAAGGTTCTTATCTATCATCTACTTTTATGGATTTATATGGAACAACTTCAGATTATATGAGAAAATATTTAGATGCAAGACAAAGATGTTTAAAAAATTTATATAATTTTAGAAAATACTTTGAAACTCCATTAGATCCGCTATATAATAATTACTATCACGTTGTTATTGATATTAAAAATGATTCAGGTAATGACAGAAAGAATTTCTATTATTTTGAGCCATTTAGAGAAGACAAATATGCTATGTTATCTAGTGATTTTGTAAATAATTATAGCAATTTCTTCATTTTCGATGAAGAACATCGAGTAAAGGATTATAATAATATTCAACTATATTATAACAATACTCAACATACAATTTTTAATAAAGATAGTCATTTACTAACTGAAAACAATTATAAAGATATAAATGTATATTGTTATCAAGATATTTTAGAAAAAACCGGTTCAGAAGATAATTATAATAAAGATATAAATTATTTACGTGAAGTATGCTTTATAAAAAAAGAAGATTTCTTAAATATATGTTTTAATGATGTTGAAAACTTAGATCATACATTAGTAACTGAAGCTAATACTTTCTTCTCTTTTTATATTAAGTATAATGGTGATAATAATAAATATTGGTGTACTGGAAAATTCTATGATTGAGATTCAAATTATATAATCTTTAACAAATTATATGAAGATGGAAGACCTTTTGCGGATGCAACTTTCTATTCATCAAATGAAACTTATATAGTTATAAATGGACAAAAAATTGAGCAAGAAAGTGATATAGCATTAGATAATATAATTTATAAAGATAGAGAAGGACTTAATGAGATTGATGGTACAATAGATTTTTCTAAAAATAAAAATATTTTTTATCAAGAAATTAGCCCTTCTGAAATATTAAGAAACTACTTATATCGTAATCGTAATACATTAAATGTTAAAGCTCATAAAAAATTTAAAAATTTACCTTTAACTGATTTGTTTTATAACAATGATAGTTTAATAATTGAAACTAATAGTACTTTTGAACCTAAAACTGCCAATAGAACATATTATGGACCAGATGAATTAAGTGGTCATACAAATTATCCTGGTTGAGGTATAATTAATAACTTCCAAACTATGTCATGGTATATTGTATCAGGTTTATTGTCTTGAACTCAAATTCCTATTCTTGATTGAAAAGAATATATTCTAGTTCAAGGTGGATATACTAAAACACCTACACATCGTCAAGATAGTGATAGAGTTTTTAAACAATATAGTCCATATATTAGTCCTAAAGGTAAAAATGATTCACTTTACATAAAAGAATATCCATTAGCATCTATTTTTGATAAAAATGGAAAAGAAATGCAATTAGTTACTAATACTAATTATCAAAATTTCTATACAAGGATATCTAATAAAAACAATAATGCAAGCGACTATAATTTAGCAGGAAACGGAACTTATTGCAGTGTTGATGATACTGCGAAGGTAGCTGAAAGCCTTACTGAACTTCATGAAGATTTTATTAGTGATTTCCCTTATTTGTTTTTCTATACAACAAAGCCAGTAGATGGAAATGATCCTAGTGAATTTTTAGCATACACTTTTGGTAATATTGCCGCAGATTTTAATGCTAAAGGTAAAGGTGAGGAAGGTAGTAAATTTAAAAATTATACATATAGACAAACAAAAACTTATATAAAGAAAACAACTTTTAACACACTTGAAGATGATTTAAGCTATTTAATAATATACAAAAACACGTTTCCTAATTATACATGACCAGATAATTTAAATGAATATACTGATTATGATATAATAAAAGAAGGAGAATTTCTTTCTGGAAGTAGAATTAAAGCAGATGATGAATATGATGAATATAATTATGTAATATATTTGATTTTAAATGGAGTCGTTGAAAATATAGCATCTTCTTTTAAAGAGTTTTTTACAAGTGAGTTATGTGATGAAAATGGACGAAGTTTTAATATAACTAAAGAATATGATAAAACTGATATAGTTAAAAATTTATATTATATTAAAGAAAATGTTAAAGTTTCTCCATCATCAATTGGATATGATTTAAAAGCTCATTTATTAGATAACACATATGAATTGTATAATGATCAAGATGAACGAGTTTATACTATAAATCAAATTTTCAATAACTTATTATATAAAACTAATCAAACATATAATTATGATGTATTTGATAAAACTATAAGTCAGACTATTCGTTTATATCGTTATAATAGTGAATCAATAACTCCAGATATAATAGCTTATGATATGGATATATCTAATATACCAGATGACAATCAACCTCATGAATTACACGGTTATGGTCCTTATGGAGATTTTAAATATGAAGTAACAATTCAATCTAATGGAGTAGCACTTAATAATGCTACCAATGGAGATTTCTGATACAAATATACTATTGAGGATACTGGTAATAACTTAGTCCCAATGAGAGAACGTGCGGCGCTAATTGAGTCAAACCTTCAATTATATTGAAATGAGGCTTATGCAGCAAGTTTATTATGCGATATCTTTGTTCCTAGTGACTGAAGAATAAAAGAAGAAAAAGTGACAAACCATTTCTCTGTAATATTCCCAGTTTATGATGAAAATAAGAATTTTAGTTATGTTGATATTAATACAGCATACGTTCCTATTATAAATCAAACTATTGATAAACAATTTATTGTAATTTGAAAGGATATGGCTCCGCAATTAGAAAATAGTGAGATTTATACATACAGTCAATTATCTATTGAACAACAATCAGAAGTTGATAATATGTTAAAACGTACTCAAAATGTTTCTACTGAATATTTATGATTTAATAAGATTGCAGATAAAGTATCTTTCTATACAATTCAAACTGGAGGATGTACTTGGAATGATTTTCTTAATCAAGCTCTTGGTTTAAATTTTATAGATTATGTAGGTTGAAATGGTATAGCAATTACATATTTAACTTCTCATTTTGTAGATGCTGGAATAAGTAGTTATGAAAAACTATTACAAAAAAGAGAGGATTTATGGAGAGATTTTTATGAAGAATATCCATATTTATTCCTTGAAACTTCATATTCTAATGATTCAGTTACTACTTCAGAAGATTTATTGATGATGGCTAAGTATGCATTTGAGGATCAAAAATATCCTGAAAAAAGTTATTCTATATCTTTAATTGATTTAGTTCAAGATGTAGAAACTTTAGACAATGAAGATGGAACTTATAATCCTAAATATTATCGCTGACCTGAACTACAAATTGGTGAAGGCATAAGAATATCTGCAGAAGACTATACAAGTGATAGAGATGATATTTATAATGCATTATCTCAATTATTATTTATAACTGATATTTCAAGAGATTTACGTAATGATGGAGATTGTCAATTAACAGTAAATACTATTAAATATCAAGATAAATTAATTCGTAGATTAGCAAAAATGATTAGAAATAATCCATTAAATTAAAAATAAAAGGAGGAGAATTTGATTTCTCCTCCAATAAATATTATAATTAAAACGGGTGATAAAAATGGCATATTTTTATAAACATATTAAAGGATTAACAAGTCGAGCAACATCTTTTAAAATAGATTTTGAACAAATAGACGATCCTACTGCTGGTAATATGATTACTCCTACAATAATTAAAGAAAGTAATCAAAGTACTACTGATTTTGGTAATATTATTACAACAAATGCATCTAATGGTAGATTAAATAACGATTTTCACATATTAAGTACTTTAATTTTTAATGTAAATAGTAATAATACAATTGGTGCATATAAAGGCGAGATTGGTCATAATAATAATGGTATTTATCTTAAAGGTGGAACAGATAGCAGTAAGGCAACACTATCAATAAATAATACACAATTATTTTTTGAAGGAGTTTCAGGAACTAAGATATTGCTTACTACTCCTACTGTAGACTATTCTCAAAGCTATTTTCAAAATAATCCAATATGTTTTGCATTAACTAATAATACTAATTATTATGGTTTTTCAATAGCCGCTTTCAGTGATAGTGGAGGAACCTATTCACCATCAGCTGATATATCATATACTAAAGGATTATTTAATATTCCATTATATATTCAAAACTATGCAGTAATTAGAAAATCAAGTTCAGGTGCAAATAATGGATATTTATTTGTTCAAAATTATATTCATTCAGATAGTTATATTGAAGCAACATATTTTAATGCAACTTCAGATAGACGAGCAAAAACTGATATAGGTAAGTCAAATTTTTCCGCATTAGATATTATTAAATCACTTCCAGTTTATAATTTTAAATATAAATCAGATAATACTGACTCAATCGGTCTTATTGCGCAAGAAGCATTAAAAGTTAATGCAGGAACTTTTAGTTTAGTTGCAAATCAACAAGCAAGCGGCGAAAATGGTGATTATATGTCAGTAAAAGAATCAAAGCTTGTATATATTGCTTGGAAGGCTATTCAAGAGCAACAAGCAATTATTGATAATCAACAAGAACAAATTAATCAATTAATTAGTTTAGTTAATAAATTAACACAAAAATAAAAACCTCAATTAAGAGGTTTTTTTCTTTCCAAATAAAACTTGTCCTTGAGCGTAGTGATGTGCCGCGCCGTATCGACCAATCAATATTGCTTCCGCAACATCGTCAGTTACAGACACATTATATTTTTCTTTTACTACTGCTATTGATAACATTTTTTCTTCTTGTCTAGTTTTGCCGCACGTTCCTGCATATTTACGTCAGACATTAGGACTAACACATTCAAAAGGAACATCATTAGCTTGGCATACTTCGTGAACTACACCTAATAACATAGCAAGAGTTTTAAAAGTTATGTATCCATTTTGATATTGTATATCTTCAAAAACAATATAGTCTGGTTTTCATTGTTTAATTACAAGTTCATCTATCATCTTTCTAATTTTTACCATTCTATTGATAGCAGAACCAGTAAATACAAATAATTTATAATATACTAATTTTCCATCATCAAAAATACTTAATCCAAAATGCTCTGTTGCTTGGTCAAAAGCAATAACACGGAATTTATCTCCCTTATCAGGTACATTGGTAGGATTACTAAAATCTACGCTTTTATCACATTCTGGACATTGATAACTTTCATGTCTAAAACTTTTTAAATTAGTTTGAGTGATATGACCTTTAGGACATTTAATAGTAATAAAACTTGTTAAATTTTCATATCCACTACTATCTACTAATTCAAATCCTTTTTCTTGTAGTTCTTCATTGATTTTTTCCGCAGATAACTTTGCCATTAGCACTCACTTCTTCTTTCTAACTCTTGTTCAATGACTGCAAGTGATGTTATTTCTTCTGCAGAAATGTATTCCATATTACAAATTTTTTTCTCTATTCTACTTTTTTCTATAATCAAAATATCTGTTGAAAAATCGCAAATATTTTGTTCGATTCCATTGATTTTAATTTCCATAATTATCATCTCCTGTATATAAATAGTATAGTATTAATTTTCGAAAATTGCTAATTTCGCGTCGGCGAATTATAATATAAATAGGATAAGAGAAGCATTTATTTGCGGTGGTGATTAATTATGCCAATAGATGAACAAACTATTCTTACTCGACTTTTCTCGCTAACTGAGACAATAGGACATACAGAAGCGAGTCTTGCTACAACTACAAAATCATTAGATAATGTATCAAAAAAATTAGATGATGTAGTTGTTAATCAAGAGAAATTGTTACAATTGCAACTATCTCAACAAGAAGAAATAAAAAAAATCGATGAAGAGATTGAAAATAAATATTTAACAAACAGAAATAAAGCTAAAGAATTATTTCAAAAAAGTGATGTTTTAGAAGGGAGAGTAAGTAATCTTGAAGGTCAAATAAAAGCCATGCAAGAACAACAAAAGTTAAGTTCAGAAGAAAAAAGAGAAAAAATAAAAGGTAAATGAGCTTTTTATGCTGCGACCATAGCTGCAGTAATAAGCGGAATTACAGCTATAATAATAGCATTATTAAAATAAAAGGGAGATGAAAATATGTGGCAAGATATAGTAACTAAGATTGTTATTTGAATTGTTGGTGCAATTATTACAGGAGTTGGCGCTTTTGTAATGAATTTAATTAGAACCAAAATCAAAAACGAAAAAGCACAAAAAATTCTTACTGGTGCATTAAATTTAATCTCTGATGGAGTTGATTATACATATCAAACATATGTTGAAGCAATTAAAGGAACAAATTTATGAGATAAAGAAGCACAAGAAAAAGCATTAAATGATACTGTTACTTATGTTAAAAATCAATTAGCTCCAAAATCTATTGAATTTATTACTGAAAATTACGGTGATGTAGAACAATGGATTAAAGGACAAATTGAAGTTGCTATTAAAAAGTCAAAAAATAAATAGATAAAATAAAAAAGGGCGAGTAATCGCTCTTTTATTTTTCTCAATCCTCAGGATGAATTAGCGGGTCAAGTTTATAAAATACCTGTCTAGTCATATCTACATCCGCAAGTGCATCGTGAGCATGCTCTGTATTTATGCCTAATAATTCACTTACTAATGTTAATTTTCATTTTCTTCCTAATGATTTTAAACCATACAAATTTAATTTTTTTGCATCTTTAACATCTCTTGCATATACATCAATACCATATTTATCTTTATCAAAATAAGGAGTGTCAATCTTAAATAACTTACATCTCAAATTAAGCATTGGTCTATCAAAAACTTCACCATTATAAGTTAATATTGTATCACAATTTCAGTTTTGCATTCATGCACAAAAATCTAATATTACTTCACTTTCTTTACGGCAATTCACTAAATCTTCAGCATAAATTCCATGAACTTCACTTGCACCTGGATCAATTCTATGAGTTGTCTTAATTCTTTCATTGAAAGTATCAACTATATTTCCTTCAGCATCACATATTTCTGCGGCGATTTGGATTGGTGCGCAAGTATTTCAATAGACATCTGTTGTTTCAGTATCTAAGATACATATAAATTTACTTTTCTTTAATTTCATTTTACCACTCCTATATATTGTATTTAAAAGTTTTTTCAAAGGTATTAAAAGGAATATCATTTTTATTTAGAAATGTTTTATTTGGTCTAATACATAAAAAAGATATATTTTTATAAGTTAATCTTAATAATTCTCTAAAATTACTATTCCACTTATTAGGACTAAGCCATAACTTAACAGCGGACGAATTATCCTTAATATTTTTATGATAACGATATGTAATGTATTCTAATCAAGACAATTTTTTGCCGCTATTTATGTAATCGCTTAGTATATTCACAATTTGAGGATACTTTTTATTTTTATTACATTTTATTGTTATAGGTAAACCACATAAGAAACATCTTGCAATCATATTTGTATATTCTAATATTTTTTCTATTGTGAAATTATCTAGGTTTATTTCTAATGGTTGAAATATAATATTTTTATGTTCTCTTTTAAACTCTTGATAGAAATAAATAAAACTATCTATATTATCAAGATTTAATTCAGTCCATCTAATATTATTATTTTGTTTGAATTTTAATTCTAAAAATTGTTGTGTTAGTATTTTATTAGACAACAATTTTTCTATTGAAATTGGTTCTAAAAATGAAACATATTTTCCTAAATCCTGTATTTTTTTGAGAACTTGTAAAATAATTTCTTCATTTTTACTCCATAAATTTTTATCGGATACTACAACAAAATTCTTTTTCTCTTGTCTTGAAGCATCTTGAATAAGCGGCAACAAATTTCCTTCATCATCAAGGAAACGTCAATATTCAGACCTTTCAATAGCAGTATTATTTTGTTTCTGCATATTAGGATATAATAAATAATCTGGACGGCAAGCGGCAACAATTTTGCTTAATGAGTCTGATTTTTTTCAGCCATTACCAATTTTTATTATTTTTGGATTATTTAATGTTAAACTTAACGGAGGAGTGGGACTATCCATATTTTCTTTACAGATATACATTATATCCCACTCTCTTTTAATATCGAACTTTGATTTGACTAGATAGACATTATCGCCGCGTTGTTTGTGATAGCTACTTATTTTCATAGCATCAACATTTATTAAATTAGTTTTATCTGCGGCATAGTATCATTCTATATCTCATATCATTATGTTCATAATTAAATCTCCAATTTTTCTTCAAAATTTTTAAAATGTCTATCCTTAGTTAAGTTTATTTTTAATATTGCTTTTCTACCTGTTGATTTATATACCTTTGGTACAAAAGTCGAACCTCTTTTAATACCAGTTATCAATAAATTTGTTCCTTTTGCAAAGAAACTATCTTGAACTACGTCCATTCCATCTACACTATATACAACTTTATCAAATATTGAGTATAAACTCTTAAAAATCTTTAAAGTTATAACGCCATCAGGAGTTTGAATAGTTACTGTACTTTTTGTTGTGTTACTATCAATAACTGTTCCAGCAATACTATACAATTTCATTTTAGGTATCTCTTTACCTTTTATAACAAAGAAACCATCTTGAGCATCTTCCTCTAAATATTTTAAAGGAGTTAAATCTATACTAATTTCTTTTATTGCTCTATTTAATGGATGTCCGTCAAAGAAGAAATTTAAACTTTCAAGTTGCCAATCAAGTTCGTCTCCTTGACAATATTTATCCCATCTTTCTTGAAACAATGAGTTATTTAATTTCTCTAATAGTTCTGCACTATTATTTTTAATATATGCTCTTAACTTATCCATATTGCGGTCATAATAATTATCCCACGCATCAGAGTTAATAACAGGGACATCGTCAATATATTCGATTTTAGGTTTAGATGCTTTAAATACTTCTCTCCAAATTTCTTCTTTTTCACCTGGAAAACCAAAATCTACTCTATACCAAAGTTTGTCCGCACTTCTATGCTTTCTTAATTCTTTTGTTAATTTATATACTTCACACTCTTTATATAATTCTTCAGGAAACAAGTTTCTATCTATTAATGCATTTGCATTTTGTAAAGTTAATTTACTCTTTTTATCACTTGTCATATCAATATAATTTACTAATATCTCTCTTGTTGATTTACCCTCAATTTCATTAAATGCACCTGCTTTAATTAAGTTTAATACTTTATCAGATGATACTGTCTTTTTAGTTGTTCTATCTAAAAAGTCATTTAATGATGAGAATGGTCTATTCATCATTATTTCTTCTATTGCTGGGTCAGTTACTTTTGTGATACCCTTTAAACCATATAAAATTGTGTTATCTTCTGCATCTGGTGTAAAACTCAATCTAGACTTATTTATATCTGGCAATAAAATTGATGTATTACTACGGAAATCACTAAGTGCTGCCGCAATCTTTGAATAATCCATCTTACTTGCTACTTTTTTCTTTTCATCTTCATCTACTTCAATTACGCCATCATCAATTAAGTTATAGAAGTCTTGCGCACTAATCGCACTACTATCTACACTTAAACAAGCACAGTTCCAATAAATTGATGGATAATGATAAGCTAAATTCATTTCTTGAACAGCAATAACACTATAACCTGTTGTATGAATTGTCGAGAATGAATAACCAAATGATAACTTAAATTGTTTGTCCCAAACATAATTTAACATTGCTTTACTTGTACCAAGTTTTTCGCCGCTTTCAAGATAGAACTCATGCATACTTTCAATATCTTTAAAGTTTTTCTTTGCAATAATTTTTCTTAATCTATTGGCGTCTTTCATTGAGAATCCACTAATTTGTGGGTCCATTGATAGCTGCATAACTACTTCTTGTGAGTCCGCAACACCATTTTTAACTTTTAAATACTTTTCAAGCACTTTTATTTCATCATCATTTAATCCCGCATTTTTCATATCATTATACCATAATTGCGGAACTCTCTTATATTTAACATAAATATCTATTGGCTGATCTTCACCTTCTGGTGCCATTAATCTCATTATTGAGTTTGCGATAGCCAATTGTTGTAAGTTTTTAGGTTCAATATATTTAATACTTTGACCACCTACGATTGTATCGAACTGGAACAATGCACGAATCTTACCTTGCGCTGCCATATCCCACATTTCAGGTGTTTTATAATCTAACTTATTAGGATTAATATAATAATCATAAGTTTCTTTTAATGAACCTTTCCATTCCATATCTCCTGTTTCCAACATATAATTCATACATTGATGAATACGGTCAAGAGCAGAAACAGTTAACATATCATATTTAATTAATGCACATTTTTCTTGGTCGTGTAAGTCAAAAGCTGTTACTAATTGTTCACTATTAGTTTTCATATAACTTCCGTGTTCAATAAAATCTCCATTTACACAGACAACTCCTGATGCGTGAACACCAAGTCTTGTTACTAATCCTTCGATACTTTGTGCTAATTTCCACCATTGCGGATTTGCATTCATTTCTTTTTTAAAAGCGCTAATAGGTGAACGATCGTCGCCATTACCATAATAACAATCATGTAAGCTCCAATCGAAACCTCTTTCATTCGGAACCATTGAACTTACATAAGCAACTTCGTCCAAATTAATATTAAGACCTCTTGCCGCAGTTTTTAATGCGGACTTAGTTCCTTCAGTACCAAATGTACAAACATTAATAACATCTCCACCAATACTTCTAAAATAATCTCTTATTTTATTAAATACTGCTTGACGCTTATCTGACTCAGAGTCAACATCAATATCTGGATAGTCTGGTCTAGATGGATGCATAAAACGCCATACATAAGGCAAATCTAAAAATATCGGATCAATTTGTGTTATATCTAATAAATAATTTATTAATAATGCTCCTGCGGAACCACGGCTTGGACCAACCAAAGAACCGGCTTCCCACATTAAATTAACCATTTTACTCATACAAGTAAAGTAGTCGCTCATTGATTGATTAATACCATTACCTACTTCACGAATTGTCCATAATTCTTCTTCAAGTCGTTTATAATAAGTTTCAGTGTTCCAATCTTCTTGATATTTTTTAATAAAACCGTGAGCAATCAATTCCATAAAATAATGGTCTGCTTTATTATCTGTATGAAGATATTCATAAAAATAAGGATATTCTTCTTTAGTTACATCATTAAATACTTCTAAATCTTGCTCATAATCATCATAATGTTCATATTCTACTTTTGCTATAACTTTAGGTTGCTCAAGAGGATAATAATGGCATTGTTCACCAATATATTTTGTGTTCTCTACCATTTTATTAAAGAACTCTTCGTCAGCATAATCACTCATACGGTTATGAACTTCATCTTGACTCATCATATAAGCATACTTATAAAATGAAGTTATTTCTCTATCTTCTGAACTTTTTGATGCTAAAAAGTCAGTATGTATTTGTCTTAATTCTTCTTTCATATAATGAGAGTCTGTACTAAATACAAAAGGATAAATTCCTTTATATCTATTAATCATAAATTCATTATATTCATTTTGTTCGCTACCTGGTTCATTAGGTTGAAGTTCAATAAAGAAGTTATCTGCACCAAATAGTTCTTGCATTCCTGCTAAATGATTATCTAATTTATCAAGATAATATTGCTCATCATGTCCCTCTTCAGGATAGTCTAAAAATCCATCTCCTTCACGTGCTGATTTAATTTGTTTCCAACACCATGCAGGATAACTACCTAAACAAGCAGTAGAACAAATTAAATGTCCACCTTTAACAAACTTAAATAAATCACTTGGATAAGTTGGAGTTCTTAAAATTCCTCTAAACCACGCACGTTTCCATGCGGCAGAGCTTAATTGCTTTAATTGTTTCCAACCTTCTTCATCTTTTGCTAATAAAATTAAATGCCAAAAATGACCATACCCACCTTCGCATAGTCCTTCTTCACTAAGATAAATCTCATTACCAATAATCACTTTAAAATCTAAATCTTTTGACATTTGTTCATAATTGTGAACATTTTCTTTATCAGGGAAAGCATTTTCCCATTCTTTATCTAATTTCTTTCTATATGCTTCTATTAATTTAATTACACCGCTTAAACAATCATGTTCAGTGATTGCTAGTCCTCCTAAATTAAGCTCCCAAGCATAATCAATTAGCTCAGAAGCTCTGTTGATACTATCAATAACTTTAATGTTAGAGAATTCGGTGTGATTGTGGATAGATATATAATCTCTTTTCATAAATCACAACTTCCTTTCTATATTATTATTATAGAATATTTTTTGCTTTTTGTCAAGAAAAATTACTTCTTATGTGTAGTTAAATCCGCGAATAAAACATCACCATAATAGAATATTGTTTCCATTAATTCTTCAAAACGACTAGGATTTTGTAAATAAATATCATCTAACCATTCATTTACTGGTCTAAAACTGCCATCAGCAAGTTTAAACTTGATACCAAATTCTTTTTCTAATGTTTCCCAACTGATCATTTTTTCTACTCCTTTAAATTAAATTAAATCTAATGCTGACCTTTTTACAGGTGTTGTTTGTGCTACTATTTTACTAACTTCGCAGTCACTAGCAGTTATTTGCAATCTACCATATGGTGACATTGATGGTTTACCTACCATAGTAACATGAATTTTACTTCCTCTATTGTCCATAATTAAAGCGGCGATATCTGGACGCTTAAATACAATAAAATCGTTAAATTTATTTGTAAATTTTATTGAAGTTAACTCTTTACCCATTAAACTACAATCATTTGTATCAATATCGAACTCAAATGCGAATGTTGGAGAAGGAATTGTGCCGCAATAAATCTTTTGTCCTTCAGCAAACTCTGCAAGTCCATTTACATCTACGCTATCTAAACCATAGAAATAATAATCCACAAAAATATTTTGATCATCAAACATCTTTTTATCTATATGAGTTTCCGCATATTCGCGTAGTTGTTCAACTTTATCAGGTTCTACCATTACACCAAAAGCTCCATCATGACCTTGTGCAAAGTCAACTAATCCGCTTTCGTGTAAGAAGTCTAACAAACTTTCAAGTCCATTAAAATTACCATTTCTACCACTACCACTAAATAATTTTTTACCATCAACTTCAACTTCACGTAAAACTAGAGCAGGACGATTATATTCTTTAACTAAATCCATAGCTACAAGACCTGTAATGTTAGGACTAACCTTTTCAGTTTCTTTACCAGCCAAAGTTACTATAATTAAATTATCTTTATCGTGATTTTCTTCATTAATTTTTTCGGCAAGTACTGCCATACTTTTCTTTTTAGCATTATCTTGTCTACTTTTAGCATTAACTGCAATTCTTGCGCAGTAATCATACAAACTTTCGCTACGTTTAGTTCCTCTATAAATAGTTTCAATAATTTCGCTACTATCAGGAGTAGTGAAAGCATCAAATACTTTTTCTTTTTCCTCTTGTTCTCCATATCTAATTAAACCGTTAAATACAGGAGCAACATAGAAAACTGCTTCAGTCTTTGTTGGTGACTCTTTATCTAATATTCTAGCATATAAACCATCTCCAGCTTGACGATTTATAACTGCTCTTATTAGTTTATTATGAATATGATTTAATCCTTCATAAGCAATAAAATTATTATCTAATTCTCTCATATCCATAGCATCTGCTAATATACCAAAAGTGGCAATATCAGCAAATTGTTTATATAAATCGGACTTATAATAATAAGTATCAAAATATTGTAAAAATTTATATACTACTCCTGCTCCACTTAATGATTTATTAGGGAAGTCAGGACTTATTTGATTATTAACGATAATTGCTCCGCTTGCTTCACTCGCAGCTTCGTCTTCAACTTGGTGGTGGTCAAGAACAACGACTGTTTTTCCCATATTAACTAATGTAGTTAATTCTTCCACCTGATTTGAACCCGCATCTGGAATAATAATTAGATTCGCTTCTGCTGGCACCGTATCTAAAATTACTCCGTGTTGTTTACCTGTATGTAATCTCCAAATTAACTTAATCTTAGGAAAGCGAATGTGAACATATTGAATAAATTCGCAAGCGGACGTCCAACCATCCATATCGCTATCAACTTGCACGAACACAACAGTATTGTCATCACTTAATCTTTCATATACTGTTCTTGCCGCAAGATGCATATTTTTTAATAAGATTGGGTTTAGTTCATCAGACTCTTTTGGAGCTACTATAAAACTATCACAATCAGCTTCTCTGATGCCGCATAATTGTAGATAATTTTTCATATTTATACCATTTTCTAAATAATGTTGCTTTAACTTAATTGGCTTCATTTTTTACCTCTAACTTATTTTTAATTGTTCACCTAATATTTTTTCAAATATTTCTCTACCGCCATCAATAGGACTACTTTTATATGGCAATAGGAAGTGATAATCAATTAAAATACTAACATTAAAGTAAGGTGCTAAAATTCTTGCTTTTTCAACATAATTATTTTTAACTTGTTTAAGTTGTTCTATATCTTCATAATCTGTATCATATGCTAAAATTACATCTCTTACTTTCATTTCTCTTAAATATTGAATTTGTTCTCTTGTTATGTTTTGTCCTAATGTTGCTAATCCAATATTATTATCTGCACCATATATACTACCAAATAATAATACAGACTTTTCTCCTTCAAATATAATACACATTTTCTTCTTTTCTATTGCTTTATGATTTTCATAAATACCATAGAAACTCTTTCCTGTTGGATAACTATACAAAGTTCCATTATCAAATATAGGTCGATATTTTCCTTTTGCTATATCTTCAGAGCGGAAGAATCTTCCTCTTAAACCTATTAAATTTCCTTTTACATCAAAGTTAGGAATGATAATGCATTGTCTAAAAGGGTCCCACTTTATATTAAATTTTTGCAACATTTCTATACTAATTCCCTCTTGCATCCAAGGTTGTAAACCTAAATAATCAAAAGAAAATTTTCTTAAAATATCTTTATCATAAGTTTTAAATTGAAGTTCATCTACATTTACCAATTTACTATTATTACTTATCTTTAAGAAACGTAAATCTTTACTAACATCATATTTCATTAAGTCAGCATCTTGTAGATAACTTGTATCTAAATTACATAAACTAATTGCTTGTTTAAGAGTAATCTCTTCACCTCTTAATTTATGCATTTTTATTAATAAATCAAAAATATCAAAACTACTATTACATTCTGTATAGCAGTGGAATAGATGGTTATTTTTATAATAATATAGCTTTGGACTACCACCTATTAAATTATGACAACAAGTAGGAAATACTATATAATCTTCAGTTTCTTCAACGTACTCTACATCATATTGTATAAGTATGTCCTTAATTGTTTCATCAGTTAATTGTTCTCTTAATTCAGCTAATGTTGGCATACTATACTATTTCCTTCCCTTCTTCATAGTTCAATTCTTTATAATCAACTATTTTTTCTATGCACTTTATCTCTTTTATATTTTCGACTATATGATATTCTCCATCTGTCACAAAATAATCAATACAATGACAAGTTGCATAATCAAAATATCTAAAAATCTTAACGCAATTTAATTCTCCACGTCTATTTTTATAAACATCTATAACTACATTAGGGTCTTTTTCATATCCTTTTGCCGCTTTTATTTTATTCCAAAGCTCTTGAATTTTTTCTTTTTCTGCTGGTGCTAATCTTACACCAATTAAACCACCATCAATTTTATCCGCAATTGCTTTTGAGCCTCTTAATACATTTTGATCACGAGGTCCTATTTCTTTTTTTGACCAATCTCCATTTAATTGTGTAGCAGAAGTAATATGAATATTATGAACCATTGCTATTTCTTTTAAACTATTAGATAACATCATTAACGCTACATCCTCACGAACTGCAACATCTCTAAATTCACTTAATAATCCTGGACTTGAAAAGATATAATCATAAAATATATATCTAACTTGGTCTTGAATAATATATTTTGTTAATAATACTTTTATTTCCGCAATTGATGGGTCTGGTACTGCTTCAATTAAAAATTTATCTTTATGTTCTTCTATTATATTTAATGCTTGGTTAATTCTAACCAATTCTTCAGGTGTATAATCACCCATTAATACTTTGTTCTCAGGAACTCCACTAACATATGCTAATAACATTGTTTGAATTTCATCTGCTGCTTGCTCTGTTGTTACAAACAACACTTTTTCATACTCGTCTCCTGCTTCACCACGCATTACTACTTGACCATTTTTATCTATATATGGCATACTAATAGATGCGGCCGCACTTAACATAAAACGAGTTTTACCTGCTCCTGTTGGTGCTGAATAAGTATATAATTTACCTAAACGCAAACCTCTTAATGCAAAGTTTACAATAGAACCCTCAAGTGGTAAACCGACTTCAGGTAGCTCTCTATATCTTTGAACTAATTCTCTTAATCCTTTACTTGCATTTTGAGCTGTACCTGTATCTTTACCAATGTGCTTTTTCTCGATATTAACTAGAATACCTCTAACGGCATTAGGGATAGCTTCAATTGCAGTCTTATCTAATTTATCCTCTTCTGCATCCTTATCTAAAGCACTAACTTCTGTGTTGTAAAAAGTGTTTGTATCAATACCGCTACATTCTAAATCTCTTAATAATGAGAACTTTTTTAAACGACTATAATAATACAAGAATTCTTTCGGATCCATACTAATTGCCATACGAGAACATTCTTGTACTAATGTATAACCATTTTGTGCCTTATAATAACTATATTGTGCATCATAGTGACTTAAATATAAATCAATACCAGATGGTTCAATAGTTTCGATACCTTGTTGCTCTAAATTAAAAATTGCAACAAAAATCATTTTATGTATAGGCTTAAAAAAGTCACTTGGGTCTAATACATAACTTTCATTCTGAATAAGAAGAGGGTCTTTCATTATACTACTTAATACATATAATGCTGCCTGGCTATCATATAGTTTATCTAACTTACCTTTTTGATACATCAGACCTACTCCTTTTTATTATTTAATTAGAATCGTTTATGTCATCGTCTTCACTTACATCTATCGCACCCATATCAAAACTTTTAGGTGGTCTAGGTTTATTCAATAGACTATATGACTTGATGTTGATAATAATATTTTTGTCTTGATATTTAATAACTTTGTCAGCTTCTTTTTGCTGTTTTTGCTTGTCAAGCTCAAGCTTTTTAAAATATTCTGCCGCAGGTTCACGAATGCTTGTTACAAAAGCAATTCCATACTCTGGCTTAATATCATGTCCTAAAATTTCTACATAATAATCTACACATCTTGCTATTTCTAGATATGACATTTTATTGTCAATAACAAAGCGGCTAATTTGTTTACTAATCATTGGAGTTATCTTAGTTAAACCAGACAACTCCAATATTAGTTCTTCAAGTTGTGTCTTAGTAAAAAGTCTTGGGTCCACTATTCAATATTAAATAGTGACTTTAAGAAATCTCTAGCCGCAATTAACTTATCATAATCACTATCATCTGTTGCACTAAGTTTCTTATCAAAATGAGATGATATATAATCTACCATTTGCTCATTTTCAGGTTCTTTCTTTACTAATTCAATAACTTCATTTCTTAAATCTTCTAACGACTCCGCATTAACTTGTTTAGATGATACATCTGTGTCTAAAGTTGCTCCATGCTTAACTTCTTCATCAAGAGCAGTTTGATATGCATTTAACAAGTTTTCATATGTAAACTCAAAGTGTTTAGGGAAGTAACGAAGTCTATTCTTTGTGTCTGCAAATGCTACATCTGCATAAGCAAAAACAGTTAGCTCTTTATTTCCATCAACTTCTTTTTCTTCTTTTCTTACATAAAATTGAAAGTCAACTAACTTATTGATAACATCAGTTGCTACTTTATCTAAGTCAGTTTTAATAGATAAAACGCCATTTTTCTCTTCTTCATTAGCGTGAGTTATTAAAACTAAACCATATCCCATTTTAGGAATACTATTTAAAACATCACTAAATTCTTTTTTTAATAAAGACCAACCTTTACCTTTTGTACCAATATCAGTGATGTCAGTTTTCTCATATTGAGCTAAAAGATAGGTTGTGCAGCAATCATATGCTATTCTAGTGGTATCAATAACAACTGTCTCAAACTTTGCTTTTGAACGTGGATCTTTTAATTGTCTTAAATAATCCTTAAATTTTCCCCAACTATCAACAGGAATTGCCATTACGCCGTCGATACATTGATAACCTTTTTCAAAACCAAAAATTAAACTTTTTGGAAACTTTGCGGCAACACTTGTCTTTCTTGTTGAGTTTGCACCATAAAATTGAATAATTTTATCATTTAATGTTGCAGTTATTTTGTGTGGTTCTATTTCCCAAAGATTCATACTTTATCTCCTCTCGTTGTTTGTCATTTATCATTTGTCATTTTAAAAAATAAGAAGGGGATTACTCCCCTTCAATTAAATTAAACTACCAGTTCTCTTAGCAGCAGGTTTTGCCGCAGGAGTTGTAGATTGACTAGGAGTTACAGTGTTTGCTTTTTCAGTTGCTGCCTTCTCCAATTCTACATCATTAGCTTTATAAGCTTGTACTAAAGTAGCAATCTTTTCATCATTATAGAATGCTTTTTCATCATCAGGTGAGAATGGAGCTAAACCACCAGTAATGAAGTAATTTCTATAAGTATTTGTATATTCTCTTACAATTGGCTTACCAAAACCACCCTCTTGAGAAATTTCAGATGTTGAAACTTCAGTATGGAAGTCTAAGTCACCAGTGATAGTTACTGATGCACCAACTGTATATTGATCTCTTATAACATTAACGATTTCTGCGCACTCAGGTTCAGGTGATACGTTAAAATTAATTACTGTTAAAGAATTTTCTTTATATCCCTCTTGTGCGATACCAATATTGTATTGATATACTTCACCATTCTTGTTTTGCTTTTCAGTTAATTCTTTAATTACAAAACCTTGAAATTCAAATGTTGCACTATCGGCATCTTTAACATCATAGTTAATAAAACGTCCGCTTAATACATTAACGCTAACTACAGCTTCTTTAGTTGAACTATAATAACGGTTCTCTCTAAATTCACCTGTTACCTTAATTTTCTTACCAATATTCTTCTCTAAATCTACATAAGCAGCATATAATTTGTTAGGTGCGCCAGCACTTGTTGTTGCCTTTGAGAAGAACTCGATTTCATACTCTTTTGTTTGTCCGCCGATTTCAGATTCAACAATAGCTCTTGCAGATACTTGTTCTGCTAACTTATCCTTGTTTCTTAATTCAACTGACTTTAAATGTCCTACTACTGTAAATGTGTTTGTTAAATTTTTCTTTTCTGCCATTTTTCTTTTCTCTCTTTCTTTTCCTTAAAAATTTTTCTTTGGTTAGTGTTATTTTATACTAATTTATTTAAGCCACTATCAATATAACTTTTTCCGCTATCAGTTATTCGATAAGTCTTATATTCATTTTGACAAACTTTTCCGTCTTTTGATGTGAAATCTCTTATTATTGGTTCTTTCTTTTCTATTAAACCTTTATCACATAAAGACCTCAAGACAGGATAAATTCCCTTTATGCCGACAAGTTCAATTAAGTCCTTGCCGACAAAAGTTTGTTCATTTTTATACATATAATCTAATACTATCCTACAATTTGGGGTTAAAATGAAATTTTCCATTTATAAAACTCCTTTGTAACTTTGTTACATATATATTATAGCATAAAATTTTATTGTTGTCAATATTTTTTTATATAGTTTTTACAACAACTTTATTTGACAAACTAGCGCCGCTTGCTGTCTTGCCTTTAATTGACAACTTTTTGCTATCTACTAATGCTGTTTTTCCCATCTTTGGAATTACATATACATTAGTTCTACCATTTTCAAATGAAGTGATAGATGTTGTATTTTCTGTGACAGTTTGTCCTTTATTACCTCGACTATCAACAGAGAAATCTTTTACTGAAGTAAATTTACCTTTATTTCCACCTACTACACAAAGTAGTACATCATTGTCAGTAACTATTGCGGCGCTAGTGATAGATTCATGGCCGCTCTTTACGCCTAAAGTAGCTTTACTTGCAATAGGTAAATCTTTTATTGCTAACTTCAATACTTTACATTCTTGTGCATCAAATAAGATTAAGTAGTCATTATCGCCGCAGAACGATGCAAATACTAGTTCATCATCATCTTTAAGTTTCATAACTTTTTCAGCTTTATTTAACTTATATTGAGATACTAATGAAACTTTTACATTACCATTCTTTGTAACACTAACAATTTTATCTTTCTTATCATTCTTAACACAAGCACCAATTATATCAGATGCTATATTAATTGGCATAATATCTCCAACTTTATTAAAACCATAAATATCTTGTGAGTTATAACTCATAACAGATGCGACTAAATCATTGTCTACTGTAAAGTTTCCATCAATAAATGGTCTTAATCCATTAGGATATACTAGATATTCTTTTTTAACTGCAATTTCTGCGGCAACAGTTCCTTCAACAGGTCTGTTATATAAAATTTCAGTTAAACGGTTATCTTCACCAATACTTTTCTTAATCTCTTGAAGTTCTTTTTTGATTATATCGAAACGTAATGTTTCGTCTTCAATAATCTTCTTTAATGCAGCTAAAGTTTGCTCCAAATTAGTTTCTTCATCATTAAGTTCAGTTAAATCTAATTTACTTAACTTACTTAATTTCATATCTAATACCGCATCTGCTTGTTCAAGATTAAGTTCAAATTCTTTCATAATTGCATCACGAGCATATGTACGATTTGCGGCATTACGGATAAGACTAATTAACTTATCAATATCACTCATACATTTTTGTAAACCAATTACAACTGTTAATTTGTGATTTGTCTTACCATACTCGTCTTCTTTTATCTTTTTAATAATTGCACTTCTATAATCAACCCAAGAAGATAACATTTCCTTTAAAGATAATGTTCTTGGTTGACCATTAACAATTACTGTTTGATTAATTTTAATAGTTGATTGTAAACCTGTCTTTTGGAATAATATTTCTAAACATTTACCAACATTAGCATTTTTTGATAATACTACTGTTATTTTTAAACTATCTAAGGTATCTCCACCTTCTACGATAATATCTTCAAATTCAGTATTACCTTCATCTAAAACTAATTTTTTAAGTTGCTTTTTAACACCATTTTCTACTTCAACACCATAAGGTAAATCAGTAAAAACAATTTTAGTCTTTTGATTTTCTTTCAAAATTTCATAATGTGCTTGAACTTTTACTGCACCAACACCATTAGTGTAAATCGATAGCAAATCTTCACCATTTAATATTTTTCCGCCAGTTGGGAAATCTGGACCTTGAATGAACTGAAGTAAGTCCGCAACAGAACAATCTTTATGTTCCATATAATAACAAATTGCATTATATACTTCACCAAAATTATGCGAAACTAAACTAGCACTTAAACCTACTGCAATACCCATATTGTTTCCACATAATAAGAATGGGAACTTAGATGGTAGCATTATTGGTTCTTCGCAAGTGCCATCATAATTTTTCTTAAATGGAACACAATCATTCTTGATACCATCAAGCATTGCCATTCCAATAGGACTTAACTTACACTCAGTATAACGCATTGCCGCAGGACCGTCACCTAATATATTACCCATATTACCTTGCATAGTGATAAGTGGATATTTTAATTTCCACCATTGTCCTAAACGAACTAATGCACCATAAATTGAAGAGTCGCCGTGTGGTGAATATTTCATTGCATCACCGACAACTCTAGCACATTTTACAGTTTTACCTTTATCATAAACCTTATCTTCAAATAAAGTCCAAAGAACTTTTCTATGAATAGGTTTTAAATTATCTTCTACACTACTTATTGCTCTTGCTTTAATTACACTATTGGCATAAATACCAAAGTCTTGAGAGCTACGCTCATCTAAATAATTTTCATCTTTTATATCCATTGTTATCTATGCCCTTTCTTAATTATTGTACGTCAGATTGATTATCAGTTTGCTCTTTTGCTTTTGCTTGAGCTTCCATTTGCTTTTGATATTCTTCCATCATCTTTTGATACTCTTGTTTTTGTACTTCAATCCAATATTGAGTAAGAGTAATATTTTGACTATTTTCTTCATTACCAACTTTTATAGTTAATTGGTCTTCAATTAAAATTAGTCTTTGATTTAAAATATTTAAAAATTGAATTAAGCCTTCAATAGGCATATTGCCATCAATCTTTGCATCCTTCCATCCATTGAATTGAGGTGTTTGTTGTTTGTTTTCTTCCATTTTTCTTTCCATCCTTTATTTTTTATTATTTTCTTTTACTAATATAGTATATTATATTTTTTCGCTTTTGTCAAGAATTTTTATTATTCTTCATCAAAATCATCGAAATCTTCAAAATCATCATCTGCGGCATCATAAGCCAACATATTATGAGAAATGATATAGTTGCGGCGCTCTGCGGCACTCTTACCCATTAATTTTGAATATAATTCTAATGTTTTTTCAATATCATTAGTAGTTAATTGAACTAGTTTACGATTTGCTGGATCCATTGTAGTTGCATATAATTCTTTTGCATCTTGTTCTCCAAGACCTTTATAACGAATTATATCTAATCCAGAGTGATTTCTTACATATTTTTTAAATTCACTATTTTCTTCATACCAATACTTAATTTCGCCGCGACCTGTTGTAGTCTTAAATAATGGTGGTGTTGTTACATAAACTTTACCTTGCTTTACTAATTCAGGTAAGTGATGTAAAAATAATGTCATTAACAATAGTTCAATATGCTTACCATCTGAGTCCGCATCTGTCATAATAATTAACTTATCATAACGTAAATTTTTTATATTAAAATTATCTCCAATTCCGCAACCTAAACAAGTTAAGATGTCTTTAATGATATCTGACTTAATTATGTCCGCAAGTTCTTTACAAGTTGTGTTTAAAATCTTACCTCTTAAAGGCATAATTGCTTGATTTTTAGCCTTAACTGTCTTTGCACCACCAGCGGCTGAATCTCCCTCACAGAAAAAGATTTCTGCATTTGTGAAGTCACTTGCGTCCGCTAACTTTTCAGGTAAGTCTCTTAAACTATTCATTGAATGACCACCCTTAGCTATTTTTTCTTGTGCTTCACGTTTACGTTGTGCTGCTTCCTCGGCTTTTTGCTCATTTTCAATTTTCTTTAATATTTGTTTAATTACATTATTTTCTATTTGTAATTTACCAACTGCCTTACTTACTAATTGTCTAGCACAAGGGCTATTTAAAGTTTTCTTAGTTTGTTCAGCAAACATTGGTCTTTGTGTCATTTTAATACTTAAACATAAAACTAATCCACGTCTAACACTGTCGCCGCTAAATTTCTTATCATCTTTTAAATAACCTAATTCTTTACCCATTTTATTCATTAATGAAGTAAATGCAGTCTTAAATCCTGTTACGTGAGTTCCATCATTTGGTGTATAACCGCCATTAACGAATGAATAAATACGCTCGCCTGGTTCATCAGTATAAGCAAAAGCAATTTCTACGTCAGCGGATACATTTTCGCTATCATGTTCAGTAGTTGTCTTGAAGTAAGTAATGTCAGTTAACATCTTCTTTCCTTCACTCTTGATTAATAATAAATCCTTTAAACCAGACTTATATAAATATTTAATGTCTTGAACTTTCTTTCCATCAGTATTAACAATAAGCTCAAAAGTGATACCATTGTTAAGTAATGCGTGAAGTTGAAGTTCTTCTCTAATCTTTTCAATATCCCATTTTGCATTATTAAATACTTTTGCATCTGGAATAAAATATACACTTGAACCTTGTTTTGTGCCGCTATATTTTTCAACGACTGGGTCGCCATGTTTTCCATCTAATACAGAGAATGTACAATGTTCGCCATCTCTCCATACATTAATTATAAATGTTGTTGATAATGCATTTGTTATCGTTGCACCTACACCATTTAAACCAAGAGAAGATTTGTAATTTCCTTGTCCTTCAAATTTTCCTCCTGAGTGTAAACTAGTACACATTTCAACAATTGCGAATTTACCTGATTTATTTTTCTTGTAAGGTATACCACGACCTTGGTCAATTACTTCTACTGAATTATTATCTGTATTAACAATTACTTGAATTAATTTACCATAACCTTCTGCGGCTTCGTCCATAGCATTAGAAACAATTTCTGTTACTAAATGTTGCATATTTTCGGCACTATTACCACCAATATACATACCTATAGATTGACGAGCGGCTTCACGATAATCTAATGTGGTTATACTGTTCTCATCATATCTTACAGCCATAATTATCTATTATTACTCCTTTACTTTTATTTACAAATATATTATATGATAAAATTTCCTTTTTGTCAAATATTTTTTCACTTCTATATTAGTGTTTTATAAAGTTTCTAAAAACAGAATAAAATTTGGTTCAAAAATGAATCAAAAAAGAGCCTATATAGACTCTTTTTCTTTTACTTTATATAGAATTTCAATAATATTTTCAAGCTCATCTTTTGAAAGTTCGTCATTATCAAGAATTTTTAAAATTTGAGAGAAACCAGTACGGAAAGTTTTTGCTTTTTCGCAAGGGAACATTTCTGTACACATTCCATTTCTGTATTCACAAAGTGGCACAAGTAAACCTTCAAACTCAGGATTTGTTTCTAGTACGGCTTTCTTAATCAAATTTGCTACATATCGCATAAGTGGGTCCGCTTGATTGCACAATCTTTTTCTCATAAAAAACATTAATTCTTGTGCATTTATTGATAATATGTGAGAAACAAAAGTCCCTTGCGGTAAATCTTCACGAGAAACTTCTCTTTCTGGGTGTCTATCATCTCTTTGAGTCGAAACATAGTGATTACAACCAATATGATGACGAACAATATGAACTGAAATAAAATATGGAATAGTTAATTTAATACCAAACCACAATTCTCTTATTGGACTATGTTCAGAAGCAAGTAATTTTTGTTTATATTCTAAATCTACTGATGTAGTTGAAGATTTTAACTTTTTACCTACTGTATTTAAAGTACAAGTTTTTGCCCACAACCAATCTTGTTCAGTAGGGTGTTTTAGTATTTCTACTTTAATTTTGCTTTTATCTATCATTAATTATTTTCCTTTCTATAAACTTTTCTTCCTCATCTTGTTGCTTGACCTTCAAACCAAATACTATCATATGAAGTTTTTGGACTTTGTCCTTTACGATAATATTTTAATTCTCTATACCAATATCTAATTGCGCTTGGTATTGCTATAACAAATGGGAATAAAGGTCCTCATATTAAATTTTGCAATCCGTGACCAGATTCGTGATATTTAGTCGAATTTTCTCCATACTCACTAGTTAAGAAGAATGGACCAAAATTTACTCCACCTCAATTTTTACCAACAACGAAATAAATATTTGGACCTAAATGTTTTGGTTTATGGCCTGAGATTGCAAGACCGCAAGCGGCGAAAAATCCTATTAATGTCATAATAATTCCTCAAGTGAAAGACCAAATTCAATATAATGTATATAATATTACTTTTTTCATATTCTTACCTCTAATATTTAATTTCTTCCCACCAATAAGCGCCATTTTGGCGTTTAAAAAGAAAATGACGCTTACTATGAAAAGAAATAATTTCTACGGCATACTCATTCACAGGTGGGAGATAATCTTTAGTTACTTCTTTTACTACTGATAAATTTTCATTATCATATCTATAAATGAACAGATCTCCGCAATCTATTTCAACAAATAAGTTATCTCCTAACTGCAAATTGTACATTTTTAATCTTCCTCCTTACCTAATGACTGAGGTGTTGTTGAGAAAGTATTAGAAATACCATCTCGTGCATAATCATAAGGTATTTTTGCTACTGAACTTAATGAAGCTAACGCTCCGTGTGAATCTCTACCATGCATTGGATTTGCACCTGGAGCAAGAGGTTCACCCTCACGTCTACCATCAGGCGTATTACCTGTCTTTTTACCATACACAACATTAGAAGTTATAGTTAAGATAGACATTGTTGGTTCGCTATCTCTATAAGTTTGATGTTTCTTTATCATATTCATAAAAGTTTTAACCAACCAAACGGCAATTTCATCAACTCTATCATCATTATTGCCATATTTTGGATAATCACCAGCAATAGAGAAATCAATTATTGTTCCATCTGTATCTCTAATTGGATAAACCATTGCATATTTAATTGCAGATAATGAATCAACCGCACAAGATAATCCTGCAATACCTGTTGCAAAGAACCTATGTACTTTTGTATCGTGTAATGCCATTTCTAATGCTTCATAAGAATATTTATCGTGCATATAGTGGATTACATTTAATGTATTAACATATAAATCGGCTAACCATTCCATCATATCAGTATATTTTTCTATAACTTCTTGATAATTTAATGGTTCATCTGAATCAATAGTTCTTAATTTAGGTCCGATTTGTATATGTTTACCATTTTCATCTTTCATTAATTCATCTTTTCCGCCATTTAGTGCATATAATAAACATTTTGCTAAATTAGCTCTTGCACCAAAGAATTGCATATCTTTACCAACTCTCATTGAAGATACACAACAAGCAATACAGTAATCATCACCCATTTTTTCTCTCATTAATTTATCAGATTCATATTGTATTGCACTTGTTCTAATAGATAAGTCTGCACAGAATTCTTTAAAATGTCTAGGTAAATTTTTATCCCATAAAACAGTTAAATTTGGTTCAGGGGCAGGACCGAGATTATCAAGAGTATGTAAAACTCTAAAAGATGTTTTAGTTACTAATGTTCTACCATCAATACCCATACCACCAATAGATTCAGTTACTCATACAGGGTCGCCTGAGAATAGTTCGTTATATGATTGAATACGCATAAATTTTACTATACGAAGCTTCATTATAAAGTGATCAATTAATTCTTGCGCCGCTTGCTCTGTTAAAGCTTTGTTCTTTAAATCTCTTTCAATATAAATATCTAAAAATGTGCTATTACGACCAATACTCATTGCGGCGCCATTTTGGTCTTTTACAGCACCAAGATAACCAAAATACAACCATTGAATTGCTTCTTGTGCATTTTTAGCGGGTCTAGATATATCACAACCATATTTAGCTGCCATATTTTTTAACGCTTTAAGTGCTTTAATTTGTTCGGCGACTTCTTCTCTATCTCTTACCTTATCAGGTGTCATTTCGCCGCACAATAAATTCATATCTTCTTTCTTTTTTTGAATAAGATAATCAACACCATACAACGCAATTCTTCTATAATCTCCAACAATTCTACCTCTACCATAAGTATCAGGTAAACCTGTTAGGATATGTGATTTTCTTGCCATTCTCATTTCATCTGTGTAAACATCAAACACTCCGTCATTATGAGTTTTACGATATTTAAAAATATCATTAACTCTGTCACTTACTTCATATCCATACATTTCACACGCTTGACGAGCCATACGAATACCACCAAAAGGCATTAAAGCTCGTTTAAAAGGTTGGTCAGTTTGTAAACCAACGATTTTTTCTAATCCTTTATTTATGTAGCCAGGATTATGGCTATCAATAGTAGAAATGATGTCTGTATCAGCATGAAGAACTCCACCATTTTTAAGTTCCTTTTGTTGCAATTCACGAATTTGTTTTCATAAAGTTTGTGTTGCATCTGTCGGACCTTCCAAAAAGGCGGCGTCACCCTCATATGGTTGATAGTTTAATTGAATAAAATCTCTAACATCTATTTCATCATTACTTCATTTTCCCGCAATAAATCCTTCCCATTCTTTATTCCACATAAGAATACCTCCTACATAGATTCGTGAATGGTTCTACTTATTACTTCATCTTGTTGTTCTTTTGTTAATTTTATGAAATTTACAGCATAACCACTAACTCTTATTGTTAATTGAGGATATTTTTCAGGATGTGCTTGTGCATCTAATAAAGTATCTCTATTAAAAACATTTACATTAAGATGAAAACCACCATCACCGACATATCCATCTAACATATTTATTAAATTATCTACTCTTTGACTCATTATATCAACTCCTCCGCAATTACAATCTCATTTTGTTTTATAGTCTTTTGAACATCAATAACAGATTGATTAGAACTTCCACGCCATTTCAAGTCTGCGTTGTATAGCGCGGCAATAAATGGTCCATCGACTAAAATATCGACATATTTCATTATTGGACTATTTTTAATTTTATCCCAATAAAAACCACTATAAGCCCAAATTTTTACGTTAGGGCATTCTTGTTTGATTTTGCCGCACAATTCTTCACAAGCTTGTTCATTCTCTGGCTCAAATGGATGTCCACCAGAAAGAGTTATTCTTGTATAATAAGGCTTTTCTTTTAATAAGTTAATTATATATTCTTCGGTTTCTTTTGTGAAAAGTTGCCCTGCACAAAAATCTCAAGACTCTTGATTGTAACAACCTTCACATTTACATCTGCATCCACTAACTCATAGCACGATGCCTACTCCTATACCATTCATTGTATCACATTCAGTAATTTTAATATAATTCATAACCATACCTCCATTACTAAATATGTTTTACTCTTGCAAATATATCCGCTAAACGTCCTTGATTTGCATTAGGACTATCTGGACCAATACCATTTGCAACTTCGCCTAAATAACCACATAATCTACGTCTTGCATGTAGCTTTGTAGCATCGTGACATCCGCATTTTGGACAATGGAATAAGAATTTACCATTTAAAGTATTGTCTAATATTAATTCGCCATAGTAACCGCAATTATCACAATAGTCTTCATTTGTGAAGTTTAATTCACTATATAATATATTTTCATACATATACTTAAATAATGTTGTGATAGCTGCTAAATTTCTATCTAATTCATTAGAACATTCAACATAACTAACAGCACCACCCTTACTTAATTGTAAGAATTTACCTTCAATACGTAGTTTATCAAAAGCATTGATTTTTTCGGCAGGATTTACGTGGTAGCTATTTGTTACGTAATCGTGGTCTGTTACTCCTTTTACTTCTCCAAATTCAATAAATCTTTTCTTTAATGCTTTTGCGAATTTTTCAGTAGTTTGTTCTTCAGGAGTTCCATAAATAGAATAAGGAATACCATCTTCTTTTTTCCACTTAGCTAATAAATCATTTATAAAATTTAATATTAAAATAGATAACTTTTGTCCTTCTTCAGTAGTATTTGATTTTCCAATTAAAGCCATACAAGTTTCATATAATCCTACATAACCATAAGAAATTGTTGTATAATCTACATCATCTAACATACTACTTAAATCATCTTTTGGTTGTAAACGAGAAATTGCTCCATACATCCATAACACTGGCGCATTTTCTGCACGAATTTCGCGGCATCTTTGATGTCTTGTTTGTAATGCTTTTCTTACTAATTCAGAACGTTCTCTTAATACATCAAAGAAATTTCTTTCTTGTTCTATTGATTCTAATGCAATCCAAGGTAAATTAATTGTAACAACACCTTGATTCCAACGTCCATATGTTTTTGGTTCGTGGCATACAATATTAATTTCTTTATTATTCCAAACAAATTCATCTATCCAACCAGTATTACCTAAATAATTATAAATAACTAAATGTTCAGGTAATTGTATATGATAATAATTATCAACATCGGTTGCGGCGATAGTTGGTTTATATTTATTTATTACGGCATTTAATATCTCGTCGGCAGTAAGTGGATTTAAACTTTTACACAAAGTGTTTTTGTCAGGTTCATCTAAAAATTCTGCATTTAAACCAAGTGTCTTAATACTATTTAATTCTGCGTGAATGAATCCTTTTTCGCCGCGACGCTGTGTGTAAGTTATTTTCTTCCAATATGGAGTTAAGAAACTACGACAACCCATACTTGGTACCATTAATCCTTCTTTTGCTTCACGGCTTTTCTTTTCACTAACAATATCAGGTTGCATACGAGTTACTTCGCATTCTGCTGAAAGTTCAGTTAAATAATAGTAAGGGTCAGTTGGTTCAACATTTAAACCATCACACATAAAGTACAATAGTTTTGGAAATAAAGGTCCAATCCATTTGCCTTGATTATTTTTAATACCTTGTTTTCTTTGAATTAATACTTCTTCAATGATTGCGGCTAAATCTCTTCTTTCTTCTACTGTCATCGCTTCAGCTAAATTTAAAACAAGAGAAATAAAAGGAGTTTGACCATTTGCAGAACTCATTGTAATTACTTGATATTGGAAAGTTTGAACGCCTTTTTTAATATCTTCATATACATCTTGCTCTACCAATAATTGTCTATCTTCTTCAGATAAACTTGTGTATCCTTGATATTTTTGTCTTGCCTTTTGTCTTGTTTTTTCAACTAAGTGAGCTAATGCGGCAACAGAGTGTGTTTGTCCACCATATTGAGTACTACTAATATGTAATGCAGTTTGTGCCATTAAATTTTCTCCTGTTGAGAAAGTATGAGGTGGCTCAATTTTTGCATCACCCATTTGAAAACCATTTGTTATCATATCAAAAGTGTTAACTAAACAACAGTTACTCATTGGTTGTACTGGTGCATAATCCATATCGTGATAATGAATTAAACCTGCATCATGCGCTTGAATAATATCCTTTGGTAAAGTTTTACGTGCAATTGATTTACACTCTACACCAGCAATATAGTCACGCATAGTATTATTTTGTGTAGGTCTTTTGTTTGCATTATCGCCGCTTACATCTTCGTTTGTTGTATTACAAATAGATACAATTTTTTCCTCATCATCATTTAAGAGTTTGCTTTTCTTTCTTTCTTCTCGATACAATACATATGATTTTGCAACATGATAACAATTATATTTCATAAGTGTTTTTTCTACAAAATCTTGCACTGTTTCTACATCAATAACAGAATATCTATTTAATATTCCTATCAATGTATTAATGACACTGTTAAAAGTAGGCTCATTTAATCTGTATTCTTCTTCAACAGAGTCGTTAGCTTTCTTTATAGCATTTTTTACCTTATTGATATCAAATGCTTGTTCACTGCCATTTCTTTTTCTAATCTTTTTTGTTTTTACTTGTTGTCCCATCCTTTAATCACCTTCTGTATAAGAGTTAAATATGCTAGAATGGTTTGCATATTCATTGCTCAAGTTTAAAAAACGGCTCAACGCCGTTAAAATACGAATTACTTTAAAATTTTTGAAAAATCCATTAGAGTAGACATTTCTGTTTCAGTAAACTTTTTTGCTTTTTCTAAATCTTTTTCAAATTCTTCACGAGTATAAGTTGGGTCTATATTATGAAGAGTTTTATAGAAAGGATTCCATATCTTATCTTCTTCAATTTGTTTATCGTATTCTTGTTTTAATTTATTTATATCTTCATTTGTTAAACTATGGATGTCAACTTGTTCTGACTCATCTATCGAATTTTGTTCATTATCTTTTAGTTCTTTAATGCGGCGTTTAATATACCAAATTGCTTTTTCTAGGTCTTCAATCTCTTTATCTTTATATTTCTTACCTGCTCTTGAAATATATTTTACAGCATTTCCTAAACAAAAACCTAATTGCTTATCTTCAATAAAATCAA